ATGTCCTATGCCATCATGAGCGTATTGATGGGCAAGGATATCCCCAAGGGTTATCTGGAGAGGATATACCGTTGCCCGCAAAAATCTTGACGGTAGCAGATGCGTATGACTCAATGACTAATCCACGGCAATATCATAAAAAATTGGATCAGAAGGAAGTAATTGAGGAACTCAAACGAAATGCAGGTACGCAATTTGATGTGTTTGTAACGCGTGTATTTATAGAAAAAGTCCTTCATCAAATATAGAAGACTTGATAGTCTTCTGCATCCAACGCCATGTTCTATAATGAGGGCGAGTCCTTTTGCTCAGGTATTCGGAGCATCACGGAAAAACCATTACATTCTGTATAGACCGGATAAAGTCTCCGATTATCTCAGAGCATTTCATCATTTTGTATCTCTCAGCATGCGGGCAAGTGGAGTGGACTATCTTTTCTGCACAGACTTAAAATTTTCCGGATCTCGCCCAAAATCAGTAAAACTTTGAGAGCGTAAATTAGAAAGCCATTGAAAACAAGATTTTTAGGCATTATCTCAATTACTGCCACCCGCCATTTATATGTACGCCTACGTTGACGGAATACGATCCGTCCGCGTGGGCGTATATTTTTGTTACGTGCTGGCGGATGATCGAGCGCATGTTTTCCGGGTTGAAGTTGTCCACGGAGTCGCGGAACAGAGCCTCGATGGATTTCGGATCGACGCGGCGGACGCTGGCTTCACGTCGGCCAATGATGTCCTCAAGCTCGCTCTTGCGGACGCGCAGTTTGTCAATCTCAGCGTGGAGCTCGGGGATGTCCATGCCGGACAGCACGGCCTTCATGCCGTTATGAATCTTGGCCTCGACACCGGCCAGCTCTGCCCTCTCCGCCTTCAGGTCCTTCGAGGAGCCGTTGACCTGGTCGGCGATGCTTTGAGCCACCTCGGAAAAATCGACCTCCAGTAGGTACGCCTTAAGATTCTGCACGACAAAGCTCTCGATCTCATCGGCGTTGATATTTTTCACATGGCAGGTGTGCGTGCGGTATTTATTGCCGCAGCAATAGGATCTGTATTCGTACCCGCGCGAGTTCTTCGTGGTGTGGCCAACATACGCTGCACCGCACTCCTCACATTCGATCAGGCCGGAGAGAAGATACTCCCTCTTTGCCTTGTTTGCCGCGTTACGCTTGCGATCGTCCATACGTTCCTGAACCTCCTCCCATGTTTTACGGTCAATGATCGGCGGAATCGCGTCCTCGATGCGGATACAATTCGGATTTGGTTTCCCTCCGGCCCACTTGCGGAACAGCTTCATATGTCGTTTGTTCCATGTGTATACGCCGACATAGCGCTCATTACGCAGCACCGAATGGAGACTGTTCTTCCCAAGCGGCCGGCCGCGCTTCCCCGAGGCACCGTGCAGGCCGGCAAGGATCGCGTCGTAGCTCTGCCCGGAGGCGTACATGGAGAAGATCGTGCGCACCATATCAGCCTCCTGCGGATTGATGGCGTAGGCCCCTCCGACCACGTCATATCCGAGCGGAGGGAGGCCGCCGAGGAAAACACCCTCTTTTGCTTTGGTCGCCACGCCGTCGATACTCTTCTGCCGGGTCTGGAGTACTTCATGCTGGCCCATGCCGACGGTGATGAGCTCCACCAGGAAATCGCTGCCGTTTGTGATGTCGCCGAGCTTCTGCGTTACGGAGATCACCTGTATGCCGAGCAGCATCATGGACTTGCGGAAATGAAACCAGTCGCCCACGTCACGGCTGCCGCGGCTGATGTCGTAGATCAGAACTGCGTCAAACTCATGCCGCCGGGCCGCATCCATCAGCGCAAGAAAGCCAGCACGGTCGGTGTTGGTCCCGCTCTGGGCATCATCTGTATAAGTAGCAACAAGCTCGATACCATGCTCCTGACAGTACACCCGGATTTTGTTGAGCTGGGTCTCTATACTGTTCTCGGTTTGCTTGTCCGTTGAGTATCTTGCGTATCCTGCACCGCGCATATTTTTTCCTCCTAATACTTGCCATGGCGCCAGAGCCGTGGTATCATAAAAGGGCAAAATAATTCCGTTGATTGATGGATTTACTTGCCCCCGCCCACCCGGAGTTGCAGCTCTGGGTGGGCATTTTTTATATTTTCTCAAAAATCAAAGTTGCCTGAATGCGGTCACCGCCGCCAAAGCCCTTACTAGCAGACTCGGAGGTTGAACAAGTATGCAGACGATAACCGAGTGCTGCTTGCTTGTTTATGATATTTTCCAGTTCGGACAAATTTTTGGACCCGGTTCCGAGAAGCTTCTCTTTCAATGTTACCTGCAAGACAACGTATTGTGGCACTGCGAACACTTCTTCCTCTATTTGTTACCGCGCATTGCGGCTGATTACATGTACAGCTCCGACGCTAGATTGCCATTAAGATACAAACAGGCGGCCTTGCGCATGAATTCCTCCGTAACGTTGAAGTATTCAGCCAAAGACCAAATCTCCGTATAACCAGAGGAGAGCGCCGCAAGGAAGTCTTCGCGCGGGATGACGCGCTGCACGGCATACTTGTTTGCCTTGTATTCGTGCTTCTCGATAAGATCATACGGGCTGGATACAGTGTGCGTAGCGCCTGTTTCAATGTGGCCCACCTCGTGCGCTACCGTTACCAGCTCGTCGGCGGACGATTCAATGTTCCTGAAATCGATGAAGACGGCGTACCGGTTCCCCATCTCGATCGTTGCGGCCTTTCCGGAGCCGAGGTCCCACGAGTAGAATTTCACGCCGGCATGATGCAAGTCGCTGTACAGCGCTGCGGCGTCGACCATCAATCAGGTTCCTTTCTCCTTGTCCTGCTGCTGCTTGAAGAACTTCGCCATCTCCAGCAGCTTCTTCTTGTTTTCTTCGGTCAGTTCCTTGCTCTCATTGTACATGGCATAGGTAAAATCGTTAAAAGTAATATCCGGCTCACTGCCTTGCGCAGCGGGCTTTTCTTTTTGAACAATTCCGGTGACTAAATACTCATAGCAAATATCTAGGTAGTCCGCAATTCTTTGAATCGTCTTGGTAGAAGGTAATGTTTTCCCACGGCGCCACTGAGAAACAGCGGCATCTGTTATTTCACAGGCAGCATAAAAATTTCCTTTTTTGATATGACGATCCTTAAGAATAGCTTCGTACCTAGCAATGAAAGATAAAACGTCCAAAGCAGTACCTCCGTTTTGTGCAAATAAACAAAACCTAAATATTACTTCGGATTTATGTTGACTTTCAATATTCCTAAGTTATAATTAGGAATATACAACAGAGCAACAAAAACCACGGCCCTACCCCTAAGTAGGACTTCCGTAAAATATAAGTTTGCTGGCGCTTCTTATACTATATGCGTTGCTCTTGTATGTCAAGTAAAACTTAGGATTTTAAAAGGTGGTGATACGGTGAGCTTCTTATCTGCCAGAAAAAAGGTCGGGATGTCTCAAATAGACGTCGCAAAGGCGCTAAATATCTCAGATGCAGCTGTTTCCATGTGGGAGACAGGAAAGACCATGCCAAGGGCGTCACTTCTTCTCGAAATAGCGAATCTCTATCAATGTACAATCGACGATTTAATCAGATCCGATGGTTCCCATTCTAGCACATAGCACGTCCGATAAAACGGACTGGAAAGGAGGCCAGCATGCCATACGTTAGGAAACCGCGGGAGACAGAGCGGGGAGAATTTATTATAAACGGCCCGCCCAGAATAACTGCAGAGGATGCGTGCCGCACACTTCTCGGAATGTCGGCGTCACAGCTTGTGCGTGAGATTTTGGAAAACATCGGTGGTAAGTATGATGATCTCTATGCAGATTGAAAGGAGGAAACTAATTGAGCGACATTGAACGTATCTTCGCGCGGCGCGATCTGAATCGGGCCGTACTGGCCGAGGTAGAGCGGCAGCAGCGAGAGGCGGAGGCCTTGCTTGCGCAGACAGAGGAACAGGAGCAGATCGGCAAGCTCGTGCACACGGCGGCGAACATCTGCTACGCGGGCGCCGGGGCCTGTGGCATCATGACCGGGCTGTTTGCAAGCTATACCGTATGGCTCGGCGCAGGCCTGACCGCCGCCCTCACGGCGCTGCTCCTACTGTGGGCCAAGTACATGGAGGAGATGAAATGAGACCCTACTACCGCATCTGCCCCGAATGCGGCGCGCATCTCGACCCCGGAGAGATCTGCGATTGCATAAAAGATGCCGCCCTCAGAGCTGGAACCTCTGAAAGCGGCGGGAGAACATTCACCTATGGCCAGTATAGGCCACTGAGAAAGGATTTGTCAAGTGAGCGAATCAATCAAAATCAACACGCTTGAGATTGAGAACGTCAAGCGCATCCGCGCCGTGGCGTTCACACCCTCAGAGAACGGCCTGACCATCATCGGCGGCCGGAACAACCAGGGCAAGACTGCCACTCTCGACTCCATTGCATGGGCGCTCGGCGGCGACCGCTACAAGCCCAGCGAGCCGGCGCGGGAGGGCTCGACGATCCCACCGTACATCAAGATTACGCTCTCCAACGGCCTGCTGGTGGAGCGCAGCGGCAAGAACAGCGTACTCAAAATCACCGACCCGTCCGGCCGGAAAAGCGGCCAGCAGCTCCTCAACGAGTTTGTGGACGAGCTGGCGCTGAACCTGCCGAAGTTCATGGAGCAGAACAACAAGGAAAAGGCCGACACGCTGCTGCGGATCATCGGCGTCGGAGACCAGCTGCATGAGCTGGAACGCAAAGAGGCCGAGCTCTACAACCGGCGGCGCGCCATCGGCATCGAGGCCGACCGGAAGAAGAAATACGCCGACGCGATGGTGTGTTACCCGGACACGCCGAAGGAGCCGGTGTCTATCTCGGAGCTGATCCAGCGGCAGCAGACGATCCTTGCACAGAACGGCGAGAACCAGCGCAAGCGGGATCATGCATTTCAATTACAGGCGGAGCGCAATGCGCTCGCCGAAAAGGTGAACGCTTTGCGCGAAGAGCTCGACCGGTACACCAAGCAGCTGGCGCAGGTCGACCATGATATGACGATTGCTTTTAAAACTGCGGAAGAACTGCAAGACGAATCCACGCAGCAGCTTGAGCAGGATATTGCGGGGATCGAGGCCATCAACATCAAGGTCCGCGCCAACTGCGATCGGGAGAAGGCCGAGCAGGACGCCGCCTACTATACCGACCAGTATGAGGGCATGTCCCGAGATCTGGACACGGTGCGGAAGGAGAAGTACGACCTGCTAAACGGCGCGAACCTGCCGCTGCCGGGGCTTTCCGTGGAGGATGGCGAGCTGACCTACAACGGGAGGAAATGGGACGGCATGAGCAGCTCGGAGCAGCTCCGCGTCTCGACTGCCATTGTGCGGGCGATCAATCCCAAGTGCGGCTTTGTGCTGCTCGACAAGCTCGAGCAAATGGATCTGGACACGCTGCGCGAGTTCGGCACATGGATCGAGTCGCAGGGGCTGCAGGCCATTGCGACACGCGTCTCCACCGGGGACGAGTGCAGCATCATTATCGAGGACGGCTACGCGGTGCCGGTTGCTCCCGCGCCGCAGAAGAAATGGGAGGCGGGCGTATTTTGAACATCAACATCACAAGCGGAAGAATCCAGAAAAAGCTCAAGGTCGTTGTCTACGGGCCGGAGGGCATCGGAAAAACGACGTTTGCCTCGAGATTTCCGAATCCGGTATTCATCGACACCGAGGGCAGCACAGAACATATGGACGTGCGCCGCACCGACCGGCCGGAGAGCTGGACGGGTCTTCTGGAGCAGGTGCGGTATTTCACCAAGCCGGACGCCCGCGCGGTTTGCGGGACGCTGGTGCTGGACACGGCGGACTGGGCCGAGCGCATGTGCGCGAAGGAGGTCTGCGCGAAATTCCAGAAAAACGGCATTGAGGACTTCGGCTACGGCAAGGGCTACACCTACGTCTACGAGGAATTCGGAAAGCTGCTGAATCTGCTGCAGGAGGTCGTGAACAACGACATCCATGTGGTCATCACGGCGCATGCGGTCATGCGGAAGTTCGAGCAGCCCGACGAGATGGGCGCCTACGACCGCTGGGAACTCAAGCTCATCAGCTCGCAGAAGTGCAGCGTCGCCAACATGGTCAAGGAGTGGGCCGACATGGTCCTGTTCGCCAACTACAAGACCTTTTCCGTGGCGGTGGACGACAAGGGCACCAAGCACAAGGCACAGGGCGGTAAGCGCGTCATGTACACGGCGCATCATCCCTGCTGGGACGCGAAGAACCGCTTCGGCCTGCCGGACGAGCTGTCGTTCGACTACGCACAGATTGCGGCGCGTATCGAATCTGTAAACATAAGTCAGCCCACAGAATCAGTACAAGCGCCTCCGGTTCCAGCTCAGCCCGAAACGAGAAATTCCGTAACGGAGCGCCAGACTCCACAAAACAATCTGACCGGGGTGCCAGCGCCTACGCCTACACCGCAGGCTACTCACACGGAAACGCATACTGAGGTTTCAAAAACACCGGCAGCGCTTCCTACGCAGCCGGAGCGACCCCCGAAACCCCTGCCGGATATTCCGGTCATTCCTCCTGCGGTCCGACCGCTGATGGAGGCCGACCGGGTCTCCGAGGACGAGATCCGCAAGGTTGTGGCGTCCAAGGGCTACTACCCGGAGGATACGCCGATTTCCGTCTACAGCGAGGACTTTGTAAACGGCTGGATCGTGCCCTGCTGGAAGCAGATTGTGGCCACTATCGAGGCCGACCCCAAAAGACTGCCATTTTAAATAAGGAGAGAAAACAATGAGTGAATATCAGAACAACGGACATGAACTCGGCTGGGACGAGGGCATCCAGGACGACAGCGGCGCATTTTTGCTGCTGGAGGACGGAGATTACAATTTCGAGGTGACGAACTTCGAGCGCGGCCGCTTCCCCGGCAGCGCGAAGCTCCCCGCCTGCAACAAGGCTGTTTTGACGCTGCGCGTCGATACCACGAAGGGCTCCGCCTCCGTCAAGTATGACCTGATCCTGTTTTCTACGCTGGAGTGGAAGATTTCTGCCTTCTTCCGGGCCATCGGCCAGAAGAAGCACGGCGAGAAGATCGTCCCGAACTGGAACACGGTGGTCGGTGCGAAGGGCCGCGCGAAGTTCAAACAGCGTACCTACACCAAGGACGGGGAGGAAAAGCAGGCCAACGACATCGCGGATTTCTACGACTACGACCCGGCCTTCTTTGCTGCCGGCAATGACTGGACGAAGCAGGCCGACGCCGCGCCTGCCGCGCCGCAGTCTGTCATGAACGGCTACCAGACAAGCACACCTGCCTTTACCCCCGGGAAGTTCTGATGGAGGCGCGGGCATATCAGCAGGAGGCGGAGTGCGCCGTCCTGCGGGAATGGGACGAGGAGGGGCACCGGCGCACGCTGCTGGTGCTTCCCACCGGGACCGGCAAGACGATCGTCTTCGCGCGGATCATCTGCGACCGCGTGCAGATGGGACATCGCGTCCTTGTGCTGGCGCACCGGGGCGAGCTGCTCGACCAGGCGGCGGACAAGCTTTACAAGACAACGGGCCTGCGCTGCGCGGTAGAGAAAGCGGAGGACACCTGCGTGGGGAGCTGGTACCGCGTGGTGGTTGGCAGTGTGCAGACGCTGATGCGGGAAAAGCGGCTCGAGCAGTTTGAGCCGGACTACTTCGACGAGATCGTGATCGACGAGGCGCACCACTGCCTGTCAGACGGCTACCAGCGCGTGCTTGACCACTTCAAGGAGGCCAACGTCCTCGGCGTGACGGCAACGCCAGACCGGGGCGACATGCGCAACCTCGGCGAGTTCTTCGACTCGCTGGCCTACGAATACTCGCTGCCGCGCGCGATCCGGGATGGCTACCTTTCGCCGATCAAGGCGCTCACGCTGCCGCTCAAGCTCGATCTGAGCGGCGTCGGCATCCAGTCCGGCGACTTCAAGGCGGGCGACCTCGGCACAGCGCTGGACCCGTACCTCGGCGCAATAGCCGAGGAAATGCAGAAATACTGCATGGACCGCAAGACGGTGGTATTCCTTCCTCTGATTAAAACGAGCCAGAAATTCCGGGACATTCTGGAGACGGCCGGCTTTCGCGCCGCAGAGGTCAACGGAGAGAGCGAAGACCGGGCGGAGGTGCTCCGCGACTTCGACGCGGGCAAGTACAACGTGCTGTGCAACTCCATGCTGCTCACGGAGGGCTGGGACTGCCCGTCGGTGGACTGCATCGTGGTGCTGCGGCCGACGAAGATCCGCAGCCTGTACAGCCAGATGGTCGGCCGCGGCACGCGGCTCTATCCGGGAAAGACTGAGCTTTTGCTCCTGGATTTCCTCTGGATGACGGAGCGGCATGAGCTGTGCCACCCGGCGCATCTGATCTGCGAAAATCCAGAGGTATCTCAGAAGATGACGGAGAACATCGACGAGGCGGGCTGCCCGGTAGACATCATGGAAGCGGAGCAGACGGCATCCGAGGATGTGGTGGCACAGCGTGAGGAAGCGCTGGCCAAGCAGCTTTCTGAAATGCGCCGCCGCAAAAAGCGGCTTGTTGATCCGCTTCAATTCGAGATGTCCATTCAGGCCGAAGACCTCTCCAGCTACGTCCCCGCGTTTGGCTGGGAAATGGGGCCTCCCTCCGATAAACAGGCTCAGACGCTCGAAAAACTGGGTATCTGCCCGGACGACATCACCTGCGCGGGCAAGGCCGCGAAGATTCTGGACAAGCTCGACAACCGACGCAATGCCGGACTGACGACGCCAAAGCAGATCCGTTTTCTCGAAGGGCGCGGCTTCCAGCATGTCGGAACGTGGCAGTTTGAAAACGCCCGAAAAATGATAGACCGGATCGCGGCAAACAGCTGGCACGTTCCATCCGGCATCATACCTTCGGAGTACAGGGAGGAATAAACCTTGCAGGAGAAAGTGGACATCCGCAGCGTACTGCCATACATAGACCCGAGCACTCTCAACTACGCGGAGTGGACCTGCGTGGGCATGGCGCTCAAGGACGGCGGCTACTACGCCTCCGACTGGGACGACTGGAGCAGGCAGGATTCTGCCCGCTACCATCCGGGCGAGTGCATCCGCAAGTGGGACACCTTCCGCGGCGCGGCGAATCCCGTCACCTGCGGCAGCATTGTGAAGATGGCCAGGGATCACGGCTGGCGGCCGGAGACGGAACCGGGCTACGCGCTCGACTGGGACTCCGCCGTCGGCGACCGCGACGACAAGGTGATTGTGGATCAGGGCTGGCTGGAGGGCCGCGAGGTGCGCGAGCCGGACGCCTGGGACCCTGTCCACGATCTCACAGTCTACCTCGAGACGCTGTTCGAGGCGGGCGAGAACGTCGGCTACGTCACCGAGAGCTGGAACAAGGACGGGAAGTATCTTCCCACGAAGGGCTGCTGGGACCGCACGGCGGGCCAGCTCATCCAGAAGCTCGCGCAATGTCATGGAGATCTGGGCTCCGTGCTGGGAGACTACAACCCGGCCGCCGGCGCGTGGATTCGGTTCAATCCGCTCGATGGGAACGGCTGCAAAAACGAAAATGTATCGGAATTCCGCTACGCGCTCGTGGAGTCGGACAGCATGGAGCTCGAGAAGCAGAACGCCCTGATCCGCGAGCTGGAGCTCCCGGTCGCCTGCCTTGTCTACTCCGGCGGAAAGAGCCTGCACGCCATCGTACGCATCGACGCGGCGAACTACGACGAGTACCGCAAGCGCGTGGACTACCTCTACGACGTGCTGCGCAAAAACGGCATGGCAGTAGATACACAGAACAAAAATCCATCCCGCCTGTCCCGGATGCCGGGCGTAACGCGGAACGGGAACAAACAGTACCTTGTGGATACGAACATCGGAAAGACGAGCTGGACGGAGTGGAAGGACTGGATCGAGAGCGTCAACGACGACCTGCCGAACCCCGAGGGGCTGGCCGACGTATGGAACAACATGCCGGATCTCGCGCCGCCGCTGATCGACGGGGTCCTCCGGCAGGGCCACAAGATGCTGCTCGCCGGCCCGTCCAAGGCGGGCAAGTCCTACGCGCTGATTGAACTGTGCTGCGCCATCGCCGAGGGCCGGAAGTGGATGGTCTGGCAATGCGCACAGGGCCGCGTGCTGTACGTCAACCTGGAACTGGATCGGGCGAGCTGCCTGCACCGGTTCCGCGACATCTACGACGCGATGGGATGGAAGCCTGCCAACATCGGGAACATCGACATCTGGAACCTGCGAGGCAACTCCGTCCCGATGGACAAGCTGGCACCCAAGCTCATTCGGCGCGCGCTCAAGAAAAACTATCTCGCGATCGTCATCGACCCGATCTACAAGGTCATCACCGGCGATGAGAACTCCGCCGACCAGATGGCGCACTTCTGCAACCAGTTCGACAAGGTGTGCACAGAGCTGGGCGCGGCCGTGATCTACTGTCACCACCACAGCAAGGGCCTGCAGGGGCAGAAGCGCAGCATGGACCGCGCGTCCGGCTCCGGCGTATTCGCCCGCGATCCCGACGCCATGCTCGACCTGATCGAGCTGGACGTCACGGACGGCCTGCGGGCGCAGCGGCGCGACAGGGCCGCGTGCAATGCCGCCATGACATATCTTCATCGTGTACGTATGGACACTGAAGTGAGCCAAGACGACGCGCTCAGCCGCAGGGCCGTTTTGGACGCCGCGAAGGGACTCATCACCGACCGGGAATACGCCGAGCTGATGGACGGCGTCAACGCCGCCGAGAACGCTGCGGACGGTTGTACCGCGTGGCGTATCGACGGAACGCTCCGCGAATTCCCAAAGTTCTCTCCGGTCAACGTCTGGTTCGAATATCCTACGCACCGCGTGGACGCAGATGGAGTCCTCACTGATCTGGAAGCGGATGGGGAAGAACCGCCATGGAAACGAGGCGTTGAAAACCGAAAGAAACAGGCAGAAAAGCACAATGACAGTAACCGTGTAAAGTTCGAAAACGCTGTCAATTTCTGCAACTTTGGAGAAGCTCCCACACTGCAACAGCTAACAGAGTCACTGGGGAAGCCGGAACGCACCGTAAGAAATTGGATCAAAAAATTCGGATATTGCATCGAAAAGCGGAGCGGCAGAGTGGTCAAAGATGAATCGCCGCAAACTGAAAATGAGGATTGCGGCGATTGATCGAAATTGCAACGACCTGAAAATTTAAGTTGCGGCGAACCTCTGCCAGCACCTTAAAATTCAGGTTGCGGCTGACCGCCGCCACAACCTCTTACTACGTAAGGCTTTTTTTGCGTTTCCGCGCGGCGTCACGTGTTGACGGTAAGACGACCGCACTTATGCGGCGGTCGTCCCCCTACAACGCATGACGTGACAAAATGGTTTTTGCAAAATGTTGAAACTTTAGTGAGGTGAAGTGATATGTTCACGGGAAATTTTTGGACACCGGATCGCATTAAGGCGTTTCACGAAGAAATGAAAATCTGTAAGGGCCAGAGAGCGGACGGCAAAGACGGAAAGTGTATCGATTCTGAACGACATAATCTTGGCTGCGTTGGCTGCCCGATTGGTGATGGAGGACTGTATGAGCCAGAGCTGCTGGACGATTGAGTTCTTTATACCGATGCTGCCGCCGACGGTCACGCATCAGGAGAAGAAGATCCGCGTGGTGAAGGGGAAGCCCGTGGTCTACGAGCCGGCCGAGCTGAAAGCAGCCAGGGCGAAACTGGAGGCGCACCTCGCAGGGCACGCGCCTGGGGCTCCGGCCGAGGGCGCCGTCCGGCTGGTTGTCAAGTGGTGTTTCCCGATCACCGAAGGGCACAGCGACGGCGAGTACAAGACCACGAAGCCCGACACGGACAATCTGCAGAAGCTCCTAAAGGACGTTATGACGAAGCTCGGCTACTGGACAGACGACGCGCTCGTCGCCTCGGAGATCGTCGAGAAGTTTTGGGCCGTGCGGCCGGGGCTGTACGTCTCGGCTCGGGAGCTCTGAAATTCGTCAACGTTGCAAAGTTGGAAAGGGAGGCTGTGAAATATGCCCCGTGCGATGCAATGCCCCTTCGCCCAATATTACAAGGGGCTGGAAGTGAGATGCGAAATGGGCAGGCTGGATTTTCCGTCCAGGGACGCCTGGCTGAACTATGTGAAACACTACTGCGGCCATCCGCACGACTGGCAGGGCTGCACCCTGGCGGCCGAGCTGAACGCCGAATATGACAGGGAGGAACTGAGACATGCAAAAGAGAAACATTGACCTGCTCCGCGAGGCGCGGTCGAAAATTCAGGCAATGCAGGAGGAGGCCGGGAGACGGGAGACCGCGCTCAAGGTGCTCGTGAAGGAATGCGACGCGCTCAAGTGCATGGTCACCGATTTTCGGACGCACCGGGACGAGCTCGCACGGGAGGAAAAGGGAATCCGAGACGCCCGCCTCATGCTCGATGCGCTCCTGCTTGGGCTGATCGACCGCTTTGGGAAGGACGGGGTGCTCGTGCTGCGCAAGGTCGATCTCAACGCACTGAAGGACAGAGCTGTTCTGGCCGGGAAGGAGCCGGACGGAGGGATTCGGATAGAGTGGGTGAAGAGACATGAAGCGCAATGAGATTTTCAACCGGATCCTGCGGGAGAGGAGCCGGCAAGACAGGATGCACCCGGAGACGGAGCTCTCACCGGCCCAGTGGGCCGCCGTGCTGGCCGAGGAAACCGGCGAGGCCGTGCGCGAGCTCAATGCCATGGAATGGGGTGAGGAAGGACATACCAACGAAATGCTGGTGAACGAGCTTGTCCAGACGGCGGCGGTGGCAGTCAGGATACTGGAGTGCTGCGGGACGGAGGAGAAAATCTGAAGCTATTCTTTTTCTTTTGAATTTTTAATGTTTTCATAACTGACGAGAGACTGTGAAATCGCAATACCAATTATTTTTGGAATTGACTCTTCCATCATTTTCTCCCAATCATAATACCAACTATCCGTTTTCCGATTTTCCCTTAAATGATCGACTTCTTGAAGTAAGTATAATTTAGCATGCTCACAGGCGTCATTTACTATGTTTTCGATTTCTTTGGAATTCATAAAAGCACCTCCTTCAATGCACATTTTATGGTTAAACGGCAACATATGCAAGTAGTATTGATTTAATACAGGCGGCGGGAGAGAAATCTCCTGCCGCTTTTAACGACTTTTTTACCGGAAGCTGATAGGCTGATTGCAGAATTAAGAGGGGAGGTGGTGGTTATGTACGGGCCAAAAGCGGAGCTGACGGAAAAGCAGAAGAAGTTTGTCGAGGAGTACCTCGTTGATCTCAACGCTACGCAGGCGGCCATACGTGCCGGGTATTCCCCTAAAACCGCTTCGGACGAGGGCTACAAGCTCGTTCACAAAGGTCGGGTTGCCTCGCGTATTGCGCGCGAGATGGCCGAACGGAGCCGCAGGACGGGTATTACGCAGGACCGCGTGCTGCGCGAGCTGGCCCGCGTGGCGTTCCTTCATCCTGAAAACGTGATCGATTTCGACACAGCGGAGGTCAGGCCCAACGCCTCGGTGGACGATCTTGCCTGCGTCAACGGCTGCAAGGTGAAGACCATGAGCGGCGATAATGGCGACATGGTGGAGCGCGAGGTGAAGCTGGCCGACAAAGTCAAGGCACTGGACATGCTCTGCCGGCATCTGGGGATGTACCCCGACAAGACGCCGGGCACGCCGTCGGGCAGCGGGGACGCCAAGGAGACCGGCGTGGTGCTGCTCTCACCCGTGCTTCCGCCGGAGCCGCATCCGCCGGACGACGAGGGCGATGCAGATGGCTAATGTGGTGTGGCGGCCTCAGCCGAAGCAGGCGCTGTTCATGGCGCGCTTCGAGGACGAGGCGCTTTACGGCGGGGCGGCCGGTGGCGGGAAAAGCGACGCGCTTGTGATGGAGGCGCTGCGGCAGGTACACATCCCGTATTATCGCGCGCTGATTGCCCGCAGGACTTATCCGCAGCTCGAGGACCTGATCGGCAAGTCGCTGCGGCTCTACCCGAAGGCATTCCCCGGCGCGCGCTACAACGACTCGAAGCACTTCTGGCATTTCCCTTCGGGTGCCGTGGTAATCTTCGGCTCCGTGCAGCACGAGAAGGACAAGTACAACTACCAGGGCAAGCCCTATGACTTCATCGGCATCGACGAGCTGACGCAGTTCCCGTATTCGATCTACGATTACCTCGTGCACTCGCGCAACCGCCCGAACGGGCCGGGGACGCGCGTCTATGCCAGGGCGACAGCGAACCCCGGAGGGATCGGGCACGGCTGGGTGAAGGAGCGATTCATTACCGCCGCGCCGCCGATGCAGACCGTTTGGCGCCGGGTAAAAATCACGATGCCGGACGGAAGCACGGCCGTCCGGTGGACGTCCAGTGTGTTCGTGCCGTCCAGCGTGTTCGACAACAAGGTGCTGCTTGATAACGATCCGGGCTATCTGACGCGGCTTGCCTCCATGCCGGAGGCCGACCGCAACGCACTGCTCTACGGTGACTGGGACTCCTTCTCGGGGCAGGTATTCCTCGAGTGGCGCAATGACCGGAAGCACTACCTCGACCGCAGAGGTTCGCACGTCGTCACGCCGTTTACGGTGCCGGAGGACTGGGCGATCTGGCGCGGGCTCGACTGGGGCTACGCAAGGCCGTTTTCCGTAGGCTGGTACGCCGTGGATCACGACAGGCGGATGTACCGCATCCGCGAGCTGTACGGCTGCACGGGCGAGCCGAACGAGGGCATTCGCTGGTATCCCGACCGTGTGGCGGACGAGATCCGGCGCATCGAGAGCGAGGATCCGAACCTCAAAGGCAAGCGGATCCACGGGATCGCGGATCCCGCAATCTTCTCCGACGCGGGCACGGAGAGCGTGGCGCGGTCCATGGAGCGCAGGGGCGTCGTCTGGGAGCCGGGAGACCACGACCGGCTCAACGGCAAGATGCAGCTGCACAACCGGCTGGCGTTTGACGAGAAGGGCATCCCGATGCTCTATATCTTCTCGACTTGCCGGAACTTCATCCGCACGGTGCCGTCGCTCGTTTACTCCGAGACGGACGTGGAAGACGTGGACACCGAGGGAGAGGATCACATCTACGACGAGTGCCGCTATGTCTGTATGGCAAATCCCATTGCCATGCGGCTGCGGAGGGAAGCACCGGTCCGGCCGTACAATCCGCTGGATACGGAAGAACAGGGAACCGACCGCGGATACGATTGGTTCAGACGATACTGAGAAAGGCTGTGAGGACAAATGGCAACATTTTACGGAAAACTGTCGGAGGATCACGCGGCGCAGGCTGCGGTGGAACAGCTCCCGCCGCCTGTGGACAATGCGCAGGAGGAGATACAGCCGGTTGCGGCGTCCGCGGTCATTGACCGGGAGGCAATCGGGAAGGCGATACTGACGCTGCGAGAGTACAAGGACGCAAAGTCATCGCTCGAGGCCCGGATCAAGGAGGATGAACAGTGGTACCGGCTGCGCCACTGGGAGGTCATTCGGCACAAGCAGGACCCGAACGCGCCGGAGCCTACGTCCGCGTGGCTGTTTAATGCAATCTGCGCGAAGCACGCCGACGCGATAGACAACTTCCCGGAGACAAACGTGCTGCCACGCGAGCAGGGGGACGAGAATGAAGCGAAGATGATGTCCTCCATCCTGCCGTGTGTCATGGAAATCGTAGACTTTGAAAGCGTTTACGACGAGCAATGGTGGGAGAAGCTCAAGCATGGCACAGGCGCATACTTTGTTGGCTGGGACCCGGATGCCGAGAACGGGCTCGGGGAGCACGACATCCATGGGCTCGACTTGATGAACTGCTACTGGGAGCCCGGCATCTCCGACATCCAGGAATCTCGGAATTTCTTCACGGTTGCGCTGGAGGACACGGATCTGCTGGAGGAAGCATACCCGCAGTACAAGGGTAAGTTTGGGACGGCGCTCTCCAACGACTTCAAGTATACCTACGACTCCAATGTCAAAACGGAGCACAAGACGCTTGTGGTGGACTGGTACACAAAGGTGCCGAATCGGGACGGAAGGAATATCCTGCAATACGTCAAGTTCGCAGGCGAGGACGCGGTACTGTTCTCCTCGGCGGACTACACGGCGCCAGACGGCTCCCACCCCTACGCGGAGCAGGGCTACTACGATCATGGGCTCTATCCGGTAGTATTTGATCCGCTGTTTCCGGAGAAGGGTACGCCGATCGGCTTCGGACTGATCGCCGTCACGCGCTCTCCGCAGCTCTACATCGACAAGCTCTCGGCCAACATCCTTGAGCACAGTCTGTTGGCCACAAAGGTGCGCTATATCGCGACCGACAACTGCGACATCAACGAGGACGAGCTCAAGGATGCCAACTGCGTGGTAGTGCACAGTGCTCTGTCCTCGCTCGACGAGAACCACATCAAGGAGATCCACGTTCCGTCGCTTGAGGGAAACTACATCGAAGTGCTCCAGATGAAGATCGACGAGCTTAAGGAGACCAGCGCAAACCGCGACTTCTCCAACGGCGGGACAAGCTCCGGCGTGACGGCCGCGGCCGCCATTGCCGCGCTGCAGGAATCCGGGAACAAGCTCTCGCGCGACATGATCCAGGCATCCTACCGCGCTGACAAGAAGATCAGTTCCCTCGTGATCGAGAATTCCCGGCAGTTCTACGATGAGTCGCGCTCCTTCCGCATCACGGGCGAGGACGGCTCCGACCAGTATGTCGAATGGAACAATTCCGGCATCCGTCCGCAGGTCACGGGGCAGGCCATGGACGGCACACCGCTCCTGCGCAAGCCGGTATTCGACCTGAAGATCAAACCGCAGAAACGCTCGCCGTTTTCGCAGGAGGCACAGTACGAGCGCGCGAAGGAACTGTACGGGCTGGGCTTCTTCAATCCGGCCAACGCGCAGCAGAGCCTGATCGCGCTGGAGATGATGGAGTTCGAGGGCAAGGACAAAGTCCGCCAGCTTGTGCAGCAGGGGCAGACACTTTATACCATGGTACAGCAGCTCACCGAGCAACTCGCGATGGCGCAGGGCATCCAGGTACAACAAGACGCGTCCGGCGGCTCCGGAAGTGCCCCGCAGGACGGAGGCGGGCAGACAATCTCGCAGGCGAGGCAGGACGCGGCGACCGCGAACATGACGTCCTACGGACAGAAGCTCGCGAAGCGGTCCACGCCGAGCATGTCGGGGGGCAACGGATGATTGAGGCGGTATTGCGGGGGGACGCGCGTCGCGGCACGCTCATGGTAACGGGGCACGCGGGGTATGATCCCGGGCATGACATTGTGTGCGCCGGCGTTTCGGCGCTCTCGCAGGCGTTTCTCGCCTGGTGCCTCGCCCACGAGGCGCGCGTCCGTGTGAAACACGTCAGCGCAAGATCGGGCAATTTTCGTGTGGATTACGAAGGAGACTGCGCCGACGCACTCGGCATGACGCTCGCGGGGCTGCGAGGCATTGAGAAAAGCTATCCTGACTATGTGAAAATCGACACCGAAAAATTTCTTAGGAAGTGTTGACGATTTACAAAAACGATCATGTTACGCTGATGATGCGGAGTAAATTCCGCGTTTGTCCTCCTCCTTCCGCCCGCCGGGTTAGTGTTGCGCGGCGGGTGGTCGGGGCGGAGGGCTACTCACGGGTAAGACCGCGGATAGGAGGATTTATTCATGCATAAAATTTTGTTCCCCATTGACCTGAGAATGTTTGACGGCGGCGCGGCTTCCGGAGGCAGCGCGGCAGGAACAGCAGGCAGCGGGGCGGGCGATTCCGCAGGCAAGGGCTCCGCCGTCGCCGGGCAGAGCGATACGGGCGAAACAACGATCCTCTATGGCAAGCAGCCGGCGGCCAAAGAGGCCAAAGAGGGAAGCAGCTCCGACGCCGGGAGCGAGAACAGGGAAGGGAAGTTCAAGTCCCTCATCACCGGAGAATACAAGGACCTCTATGACGCGGACGTGAACCGCATCATTGCGCGTCGCTTCAAAGACACTAAGAGCCTGCAGGAGAATCTGGACGCTCAGCGCCCGATCCTCGACCAGCTCGCGCAGCGGTACGGAACGGCGCCCGGCGACGTAAAGGCGCTGCAGGATGCTCTTGAGAGCGACGATGCGCTGTGGGAAAAGGCCGCCGAGGAAGCTGGCATGGACGTCGGCCAGTACCGGCAGGTGCAGAAACTCCAGATGGAGAATCAGGAGCTTCGGGCCGCGCAGGACAACGCCAGAGCGCAGCAGCAGGCTGACAAGCAGGTGCAGGACTGGATGCAGCAGGCCGAGCAGATGAAGCAGGACCCGAATTTTGCGGATTTCGACCTCGCGGCCGAGATTCAGAGCAATCCGGAGTTTATCAACATGCTCAAGGTCGGCATCAGCGTCCCGCATGCATACAGCGTGCTGCACCTGGATGACATCACGGGGCGCGTGGCTGTGGGAGCCGCCAGCAGGGCGGAAAAGGCTGTCACGGATAACATCCGGGTGAGAGGCGCGAGACCGAAGGAAAACGGCGCGGGAAATCGTGCCGGTGTCACGGTCAAGGACGATCCCTCCAAATGGTCCGACGAGGACTATAAAAACGTAATCAAAGCAGTACGCAGGGGCTCGAAGATTTATCTGTAATCTCCGGCCGCCTGCCGCGGAAGGAGAAATTTATGAACAAGTACATGATCTTCCCGATCTGGCTGCAGATGTTCGACAACACGAACATTACGACCGATACGGGCATGACCGTGGAGATGAAGGAGTTCTACGACAAGGTGCTCATCAAGAACGCCGAGCCGCAGCTCATCCACGATCAGTTCGCGCAGAAGCGCAATATTCCGCAGGGCAGTGGCAACATCATCAAGTTCCGCCGGTACGCGCAGCTCGCCAAAGCGACTACGCCGCTCACCGAGGGTGTCACGCCCTCCGGCCAGAAAATCTCCGTCTCGGAGATCAGCGCGACCGTGCATCAGTACGGCGCATATGTGGAGCTGTCCGATGTCCTGATCCTTGAGACCATCGACAACAACATGGTCGAGGCGACGGAGCTTCTCGGCTCGCAGGCCGGGCGTACGCTCGACACCATCACCCGCGAGATCATCAACGGCGGCACCAACGTACAGTATGCCGAGGGCGCGCACACGTCCCGTGTGACGCTTGTCGGCGGCGCGACGACCGGCAACGACTATCTGACCGTCCGTGCAGTTCGCATGGCGGTGCGCACGCTCTCCGAGGTCAACGCCCGCAAGCCCGACGGGCAGTTCTATGCCGGCATTCTCCATCCGGACATCAAGTTCGACTTGATGGACGATGACGAATGGAAGCTGCCGCACGAATATCAGGACACCAAGAACCTCTACAACAACGAGATCGGTGAGATCGGCGGTGTGCGGTTCGTGGAGTCCACTGAGGCAAAGGTTTGGGCATCCGCCGGCGCGGACGGCCGTTCTGTCTACTCTACTCTGATCCTCGGCGCGGACGCTTACGGTACGACCGAGATCGAGGGCGGCGGCCTGCAGCACATCGTTAAGCAGCTCGGCTCCGCCGGCACGGCTGACCCTCTGAATCAGCGCGCCACGGTTGGTTGGAAGGCCACCAAGACGGCGGTCCGCCTGCTTGAGGAAAACATCGTCCGCATCGAGACGACCAGCTCGGTCAACGGTGCGGCGAACTAATCAAACGGGGAAGCGGTGAGAAGCCGCTTCCCCCCACCGGTAAGGAGGATAAAATCCCATGGCTGAGAATAAAAAAGAGGAAACTGTTCAGGGCATCGACATTGAGGCCCTGAAGGAGAAGCTCCGGGCCGAGATCCGGGCAGAGGACGCGGCGACCGCGCAGCAGAAGGAAAAAAGCGCGGAGACAATCCGGAAGAACGCGCTCGACGAGGCGAAAAAGGACCTCGTGGAGATCGAGCTTTTCCAGGATGACGACAAGTATGCCAACGACGTAATCGTCTGCGTCAACGGCGACCGGTACCAGATCCAGCGCGGCAAGCGTGTGAAAGTTCCCCGGTTCATTGCGGATGTGCTGCAGCAGAGCGCCGAGCAGGACAAATCCACGGCCCGGATGATCGCCCGGTATGAGAGCGAATACAAGCAGGCGGTTGACACCAACCACCTGTAAGTGAATAGACCGCGAGACATGAAAAATGTCCATGACACGGCATGGGACAGCGGGTGTTTCCCGCTGTCCCATTTTTACATGAATGAGGTGAATTTATGAGTAATCGGATCATCACGCTGGAAGTTCGCGACGCCTATCTCCAGAAGTGCGGAGAGAGTATCGGCGCGAGTGGTTCTGCAAATGCGCTGACGCTGCGCATGGTATTCGGCAACACCTGGGACGGCACTACCAAGACAGTATACTTCCTCGACGCGAACGGAGAGAACCCGGTCTCTGTCACGCTGGGCCTCGATATGTTGGTGGAAGGAACAACCAACACCTGGGACGTGAAGGTGCCAAAAGAGCCGCTTGCGGTCGCTGGGAACGCGACAGTGACGGTGCGTGGCGTCGTACTGAATCAGGCAAATCCTTCGATTGTGGATCGAGCGATCACGACGGTGGCGGCCCGGTTCCGTGTGCTTGACGCGGAGATCCCGGTGAGTGTGGGGAATGCCGGAACCATTACGGCGATGGACAAAGAACAACTTCAGAACGAGATCGACGCGCTGACAACTCTGTTCACCACGACAAAGGCTGCGGTCGATACGGCGGTCACGAACGCGGCGGCGAGCGCGATGGCTGCTGCTGCTTCCGCGGCAGCAGCAACGGTATCCGAGACGGCCTCGAAGGCAGCGCAGACCGCGGCGGAGGACGCCGAGGCGGTTGTTGTGGCCGCAAAGGCGGATGTGACGGCCAATAAAGCCGCGGCAGCGGTGTCTGCTGCTGCTGCGGCAGCGGATGTGGCGGGCTTTGAAACGGATGAGGCGCGGCGTGCCGCAGCGGAAAATGCCCGCGTAACTGCGGAGACCACGAGAGCAGACGCCGAGGCGGCGAGAGTCACAGCAGAGAGTGGGCGGGCTTCGGCGGAGCAGACGAGGGCTTCCACGGAGCAGACGAGAGCTTCCGAAGAGACGGCGCGGATCAGCGCGGAGAACAGCCGGGCTTCGGCAGAGCAGGCGAGGGGGTCCGCAGAACAGGCGAGGGCTTCCAAAGAGACGGAAAGGGCCGCGGCGGAGGCGCTGCGGGAATCCGCCGAGAGCGCGCGGAACGAGTGGGTGGACTATGACGGCACCACGGCTTATGTGCCGGGGAACAAGGTGGCGTTCAACGGCTCGAGCTACCTCTGCACGGCGGCCACGACCGGGAACGCGCCGACCAACACGGCGTTCTGGAGGTTGATCGCAGCGAGGGGTACGGACGGGCAGGGCGCCGGCGATATGCTTGCGGCGACCTATGATCCAAACGGGAAGGCGCAGGACATCTTCGCCTACGCCGATCAGGCCAAAGCAGCCGCCGTCAGCACGGTGAGCGCCCACAACGCAACCGGCGGAGCGCACCAGAACCTGACGATCGCGTTCACGGAGGCAACGACGAGGGCAAATATTGCGGCTGGGGAGACGCTCGCGGTGATCCTCGGGAAGATCAGGAAGTTCTTTAAAGATCTCGGGACGGCGGCGTTTTCGGCGGCGTCGGACTTCGCGGCGGCGGTGCACACACACACGAAAGCTCAGATCACGGATTTTCCGACAAGTATGACGCCGTCCGCGCACAACCACACGGCGGGAGACATTGCTTCGGGGGTATTTGCGGATGATCGTTTACCGAGTAGGTTGCTTCAACCCAACCTGCTGAGCGATGCAACGGCTGTACTGCTCGGGAATGTAAGCACGGTCGATTCCGCGCTGGAGCTGCTCGGACGGTTTAACAAGGTGCTGGGAAATGAGTATGTGTGGAAAAAGGCACAACGAGGGTATATCTACGGTAATTCAGAGCAGGTAACCATATGTAGCGGGACACCAACAACATATGTCACAATTTATTATTCTACATCTATTCAGGTAAGCAACGGCGTGGTTGCACTAGTTTCGCCATCGAGCGTATCTGTTGCTTATGATGATAGTTCTGGAATGTCAAATGTTGTAGGAAAATATTGCTCCATTGGCGGTTATGGGAATACATACCCGGTATATAAGTTTTCTGATACAGGAAGTCCAATAAAGACTGTTTCAGGATCGACGTACACGATGAAATTTCCTGCGCAGCTCGTCACCTATGGGGATCTTAACGTAGAGTATGTAAATTCGGCATCTCCCGACGCATATCCACCTTCTGTTTCTGATGGCTACACCTATACGTTACTAGGACAGCTTGGGAGCAAGGTACGGATCGCCACCGGCAGCTATACCGGCACTGGAACGTATGGGAGCAGCGATCTGAATACGATCCCCATTCACAGTGATACACGCCTTGTTATTGTGCAGGGAAACAGCGATCAAAAAGGTCTGACGATATTTGTTAGGCCTGTCACTTATGCAGATACCACAGTACAAACAGCAAATGCGGCATGGGCAACTGAAATAGTTACTTGGAGTGATAGTATGCTTAGTTGGTATTATTACTACTCTGCATCAGGACAGTTAAACGCATTAGGTGTTGTTTATTACTACACGGAAATCAGGGGGTAAGTCATGAAAATTATCCAATCTGTCCCGAACAAATCCGGGGCTTATTCAGCAATCCATGTACGAAACGAAGCAACACCTCCTGACGGGTGGCTAGAGATCACCGCCGATACCACGGAATTCTTCGACGGCTTTGTTACGCTGACCATCGAAAACGGCGTTGTGACCGGCATCTCGAAAAACGTTCAGGCGCACAAAGCGTGGCTGGCTGAGGAGGCCGCGAAGCCGGTTAAATCAGATCCCATTGCGGAGCACGACGAGCTGATCGCCGCGCTCGTTGAAAAAGTGACCAACCTCGAGTTGGGCATCACGACATAAGGAGGATTGAAATATGACAGCATTGAAAAACGTGTACGCCCGGCTGATCGATAGGGCGGGCGCGGATGCGGCGAAGATCGCCGATCTGAAAGTCAAAATCGGCACCTCATTTGCGGTGGGCCTGCTGACGGACGCGGAGCAGGCGGAGCTTCTGGCGCTTCTGCCGGCGGCCACGGCGTAAGGGGGCGCGGTATGACGATCAATACAGCAATCACGGAAGTGCAGGCGATTTGCCCGCACGCCTATCCAGACGAGACGGTGACACGTTGGTTATCGGAACTCGATGGAAAGCTCCGGGAAGAAGTCGTCAAGGACACTTCGGAACCAGTGAAATATATCTGGCCGGAGGACGCCGACACGTCGCTTCTGGCCGACCATCCGCACGACGATATTTACCCGGCGTACATTCTCGCCATGGTTGATCTCTGCAACCGGGATACCGTCCGCTATGCAAACGACATGCAGGTGTTCAATCAGAAAAAGGAAGACTATGCCTGCTGGTATCGGCGAACGCACAAATCGGCGTCATACAGTGGGTGGATAACCTTGTAGGAGGGATTTTGATGGAGCTGCCAAGACTGATTTATACGGAAAGCCCGGCAAAAAAGGAGGTCGTCCGTTTCCTCGGAATCAACTTTGGAGACGACGCGCAAGAGGGCGAGTTATCTGCCTGCCGAAACCTTTCGGACAGACGGTATCCGTATCTATCCACAAGACTGACGCGCCAGGCGGTTGGAGATTACACAGCTCCAACTGCCGTCACCTCCTGGGATAAGCTGGTCGTGGTGGATGGGACGAGCCTGATCTATGACGGAACAACGGTGGGGACCGTGACGGCGGGAGAAAAACAGTTCGCCGTGGTGAACACAAAACTGGTGATCTGGCCGGACAAGAAATACCTCGATATGGCGGACAGTACGCTCCACAATCTCGGAGCCGTAGGGGAACAAACGGGAGCTACCTTCACGGCAGGAAAGATCACCATGAACAATGTCACGCTCTGGAATCTATTTTCGGTGGGAGACGGCGTGATGATCTCCGGCTGCACGGTGCAGACTGGGAACAACAAAAGCGCCGTCGTCAAGGCTGTTGGGGAGCATGACATTACTTTCGCGGACAATACCTTCACCGCGGCGACGGAGACGGCAAAAATCACGATAGAGAGAAAGATCCCTGATCTTTCCTTCATCTGTGAATCGGAAAACCGGCTGTGGGGCGTCTCCAACACGGATAAGACAATCTACGCCAGCGCATTGGGCGATCCGAAGAACTTCTTTGTCTACGAAGGGATCAGTACAGATTCCTATGCGCTTGCTGTCGGCAGCGCGGGAAAGTTCACCGGCTGCTGCAAACTCTCGTCCTCGGTGCTGTTCTGGAAGGAAAACTGCCTGCACAAAATCCTCGGCAGTTATCCGGCAGAATACGCGCTATACACAAGCAATATCGCAGGTGTGCAGGATGGCAGCCACAAGTCGATGCAGGTTATCAACGACACACTTTTCTACAAGGCGCCGGATGGTGTTTATGCCTACTCTGGCGGCACACCTACCATGATCTCAGGAAACTTCGGTGCAAAGCACTTTACCGACGCAGTTGCCGGAACGGATGGGATTCGGTACTACATTTCCATGAAATTGGGGGGCGTCTGGCATCTGTTGGTTTACAACACGCAGAAAAGCTACTGGATAGAGGAGGACGACACGGAGGCAATCGATTTCTGCCGATACAATTCCTTCCTCTACATGCTCTCCGCCGATGGATCGCTCTGGTCTATTGATGCGGCGACCGGTACGGAGAAAATCGCATGGAATGCGACGTTTGCGCCGTTCTATGAAAGCGCGGACGGAAAGAAATACTATTCCAGTCTCTTTCTTCGTCTGGAGCTGGGCGAAGGGGCCTACGCAAAAGCAGAAATTCGCTGTGACGGTGAGGGATGGATCGACGCAGGGATTGTGCGCAAGCATGCAACGGAGGTCCTTCGGATTCTTCCAAGGCGCTGCGACAAATTCGAGGTACGTCTTTCGGGTGTGGGCTCTTGCACGATTCTCTCCATGGTACGGCAGTTCACCGCGGGAACGGAGGTATAAGCGTGGCAGTCTTCGACAAAGAGTTAAACCATCTGAACACAAGTGATGTTGCATCGAGCCTGCGGACGCTGGAATCTTATATCTCCTATATGCAGGAGCGGTTGGAATTCCAGAACACGAATCTCACCAAGACCCTGTCCGCAAGTGGAACGAGCGCGGCGGAGATCGTGCTTCTTGTCGCTGCGCTTCAAAACAGCACTCAGGCGATACAATCGTCCATCACAACGATGCAGGGCCAGATCACTACGATCCAAGCTCAGATCACTACGATCCAAGGTCAGATCACCACCATGCAAGGCAGCCTAACCAGTTTGACAGAGCGTGTTTCGGCGCTCGAAAACGCTTCAACAGGAGGTGCAACATAATGGCTTATAAGAAAAATGTTGATTACCAAGCTCTGATTAATCAGGCGGTGGCCAACAAAGATTACAATTCCGCAGCGCAGTATGAGCAGCAGCGCAATGATAAAATTGACAGTGAAAAACTGTCCTACCAGAAAACCAACAACTACACAGGAAATCTCGACAAGGCGGATTATTCTTCGGATATGAACGATCTGATGAACAATTCCGGTTCTGCCGATACGCTTCAGTATCTTCTGAACAAGCGAAATGAAAAGGTCAATACGGCAAAGAACCTTCAGCAATATTCAAATGACGACGTAATGCAGCGCGCGATGGAGTATATCAAAAATAACCAGGAGCCACAATTTGATTTTTCCAAAGCCAACGACATGAACAGCGTCGTAGATTCTCTCCTGAATAACACCTATGACGATTTCAAAGGAAGCAGCCAGTATGACGCGCTTCGGCAGCAGTACGCCAAGAATGGCAAACTTTCGATGAATGATACCATAGGTCAGGTGTCGGCGCGCACCGGCGGCCTGGCGAGTTCCTATGCGGCGCAGGCCGGAAACCAGACATACAATGACTGGATGGATAAGCTCGAAAATGCCGCGCTCTCGATGTACCAGCAAAACAGATCTGATCAGAAAGACAATCTTTCTGCGTTGGAGACGCTTTACGGCAACGAGTACGGCGAGTATTCCAACAAACTCAGCCAGTACAATACCGACCGGAACTACAACTACCAAAAGCAGACCGACGACCGCACCTTCGATTATAACAAATCGCAGGACCAACTTGCCAACGACTGGACGAAAACACAGTGGGACTATCAACTCGACCAGAATACCCGGTCTCAACTTGAGGAAAAGGCGAAGACGCTGGCTGCGAGCGGCATTTTTACTGGCTACAAGGCGCTCGGGTACAATGACGCGGAAATTGCGCAGATGAAACAGGATTATCTGACGAAACTGTATCAAAAGTCCAAGGGTTCTGGTGTGTCTGGTGGTTCTGGTGGGTCTGGCAGCTCAAAGGTGACGACTGCATATGACCCGCAGGCGAAAACCTACAAGGAGGACAAAATCTTCGAGCTGGCGTCGAAGTTCTACACCAAGTATCCCAATGTAACGCTGGACAGCCGGACGGTGGACGAATACCTCGCTGGAATCCATATGGAGGGAGACCAGGCACAGCTTTTCAAGGCGGCACTTGAGGAATACGGAGCGAAATACTCCGATCGCAGATAGGAGGACGACATGAGCAGATTCAAACTGACCGATGCGCAGAAGCAGAGAGCGGCAGTTTTCGCGCCGGCTCGTACCGGCCTGAACACCGGGAACAAGGATACAAGCCCTGAAGTTCCGGCTGCAAATGCAGCGAACTACACGGGGCGTATCACCCTCACGGAAGATCAAAAGGCGCTGGCGGAAAAATACCGCCCGCAGGGCAACACCAACAGAGCGTTTCAGAATTTCAACCAGAAGTATGCCGGCGTAACGCGTGATGACTGGGATTCCAACGTGCGGAGCGATTACAAAAAATTGCGGGCGAACGGCGGGAACGTCAACCTCGGCTTTGATCGCGCACGGGAGATTTCCAAGTATATCGATCGGAACGGCATCAACGGCACGATGGACGAGAAGCCGCTCACGCGCGACGAGTACGACGCCAACGTGCGTTCGAACTACGCCGCCCGGCATCAGAGCGGGATACCGGCGCTTGCCGGTACGGACCGGCGTGTGGCGGAACTCGCCGCACGGAACCTGCGGCAGGTCGCGATCGACCCGCAGCAGCAGTTCGACTTCCGCGCCGCACAGGACGAAGCCCTTACGAAAAAAGTGGCGGGCCGCTACAATCCCGCAACCAACCGGCAGGACCTCGCACAACGGGACGCATACCGCGCGCAGGCGGAGAAGATCCGGGATCGCTTTCTCGAGACCGACACGGCGGGACACGAGGCCTTTCAGAAGAATCCCTCCGATATCTCGGGGAACTGGAATTACCTTGTGGAGCTGGCTGGGAAGGACAAGCTCTCCGACCGGGACAAAACGGACGCTCGCGCGGCGCTTCCGTACATCATGGAGCAGATCCGCAGCAGTGGAGGGAAGCCAAGCAACGACGTCATGTACCTCTACAACCGGCTCTCCGGCATGCAGAATACCGGAGGATCGTTTACGGCAGGGTTGGCAGGACGTTATTCGGCCATAGCGGACAAACTGTCCGGTGCACTGGGCATGAAGGATCAGTACCTTGCAAGTGCCGCGCCAGAGAACCCGCGCCTTGCAGAGCTGTACCGCAGCGATTCGCTGGGGAAGACGCTGGGGCGTGCGGCCGCCGTATCTCCGGTTCTGGCACAGGCCGGTGCGATTGTTGGAGATCTTTCCAAACTTCAGGCGGCCGGAGATATCGTTGGAGCAATTCCGGCGATTTCGGGGTTGAAAGGAATCGCCGCGAGCATTGTCCGGCCTGCGGCGACCTTCGGCCTGAATTCGGCGGTGGATGCCGCCTCGGAAGCGAACTGGTCGAAGCCGTGGCAGGCGATCGGAAAGACAGCGGCGGAGACTGCAATCGGAGCCGTGGGCGGCGCGGCCGGAGGGGCGGCCTCCTACGGCATCGGGCAGGGGGTAGCGTCGCTGCTGCGCCAGCACGGATGGTTTTATGAGCCATGGGCGAAAAATCTGCTGCAGGGGCTCTCTTCGGCGGGCTTTGTGGCGGCCAGCGGGACTGTGGGAGAAGCGGCGAACTACGCCAAAGCCGGAATTTCCGGGGAGGCGTACCGTCCGCAGGCAAAACAGATCCTGACGAACGCTCTTGTCATGGGCCTTTACTCATACCTCACAAGCGCGGTGGAGAACAGACAGCTTTCCCAAGATGCAGCGACGGCGATCAACGCGCGCATGGAGCAGCAGGAGCAGATGATCACCTCGCTCTCCCGGAACTCACAGACGGAGGAGGGCGCGGCGAGAAAGTGCTATGAAGCCCTCTACCTGAATCAGCAGATGAAAAATGACCTGTCCAACACGATGTATGTCGGGCAGGGGGTACTTGTGGATAAGGCGAAGGAGTCCATTGATAAAATTGATGAGCTGATTTTCTCGTCGCTCGAGGGCCTGTCCCCCGAGGCGAAGTCTTCCGCGCTGGCGTTGTTTAATGAGGCGCACGGGCTGAGCTGGGATGCGTCCTTCTGGGTGGGAAACATCGGGACAGGAAGCGCAGAAGAATCCGCTCCGGCGTCGTACGAAGCTCCCCGCCAGCTGGCCGAAGGAAACGGGGCGGCGGAGAATCGTGCGAATCCGGTTGTCCCGGAGGTTCCGCCGGTCAGGAGCGTTGCAGCTCCGGTGGTGGAAATTCCGTCCCGTGTGGGAACCGCACAGAACGCTGGGACGCAGGCTCCCCGCGCGGTTTCGAACAACATTGGAAAGCCGGAAACGGAGCGGCCTTCCGCGGCAGTGAGCGGCCCGACCTCCGTAACGCGGAGTGCCTCGGGACTGGCCTCCGTGGCGAAGACACTCGGGACGAGCGGGCAGAAGGCGATCTTCAACCAGTACGACGGAAACGCGGACACGGGAGAGTACGCGGCGGGCTTTGTGAGTGTCTACAACGCGGGCCGCGGCGCCGGAAAGAGCGCGGCGAGCGCGGCGTCGGTGCAGACGGACGGCCAGGGACGCATCACGGACAGCCGCGTGCCCGCTGCAAAGGGCCTCACGGAGCCGCAGCGTCTCGGCGCGTTTCTGGCGGGGCAAAACGACGCCGAGGGTAAGGCATCGGACGGAGCGAAAACCGCATTGCCAAACGAAGAAAACAGGACTACAATCAGTGTTAGGAAAGTTAGAGAGGATAAAAAAGCAATCAGGGGCAATGGTTCCGGGAGGACTGAAACGGGAAACCCGAACAGTCAGAACGTCAATACAACGTCTCCTCATACCGATCTTGCCTCTGACACCACAAGCGTAACACAGGGAGCAGAGCAAGTCAACGGGGATAAATCCGGGGAAAATGGGAGAACTGCGCAGCTTTCTGCGTCCGGGAAACTGGCCGACAAGATCTCGGGCATGGTCAAAAGCGGGAGGCTGTTCAACTCTGCGTGGCTCTTTGAGCAGGCGGACAAGGCGTTCGGAGGGACGCAGGCGCAGGGCGTATATACACCGAAGGATGCCTATGATGCGATGGAACTGGCCGTCAACAAGAGTCTGTTGGAATCCTCGAAGGTGACAACGCTCGCCAACGAAAACGCGGCCTCCGCAAAAAGCATGGTATCGAAGCTCGAAAATATGCTCAAGCTTCTGCCCACGCAGACCAAGCGCACAGAGGAGATGGAGCAGTTTCAGCAGTTCTCCACACCCCCCAACATCGCCTATCTCGCGGCGTGGAGCGCCGGCATCCGGCCGACGGACACTGTGCTCGAGCCGTCCGCCGGGATCGGCGGCCTTGCACTCTGGCCGAAGGCGTGGGGCGCGAAGGTATACGCCAACGAACTCTCCGAGCGTCGTTTAGCGCTGCTCAATCAGCTGGGACTGGACGGTACCTTCAATCTGAACGCGGAGCAGATCGACAACCTGCTGCCCGACAACGTAAAGCCTTCGGTGGTGTTGATGAATCCCCCGTTTTCTTCCACAGCCGGACGCACAGCGGTGAACAAGACAGCAAACGCGGAGCGTCACATCGAGCAGGCGCTGGAACGTCTCGAGCCAAATGGCCGCCTTGTGGCGATTCTGGGCAGGGGCATGGCGGACGACGCGCCCGTCTTCCGCAAGTGGTGGGACAATCTCAAGTCGGAATACAATGTCCGGGCCAATCTCCGCATCGACGGAAAAAACTACAAGAAATACGGCACAACTTTCGACATCCAGCTCGTGGTCATTGACAAAAACGGGCCGACGGAGAAGACCGTCACAGGAAGCTGCGACGATCTTTCTAAGGTGCCCGACCTGATGGAGGGAATCAGAAATGACAGAATTGCAGTTCAGGAGAACGCTGCAGATGGCGTCGAACGCAGCGGAGAGCGGACAGATCTCCCCGGACGCGGACGCGCAGACGCTCGGGATTCTGTACGAGCGGCTGGACGGCCTGAGTCCGAAGGACTGGGAACGTCTGTTCAGAGCGGTTCTGCAGGAGACGGACGAAAGCTCCCGGGAGAGCATCGAAGCGGAGTACGAGGCGCTGCAGGAGCCGTCTCTGACGGACGAGGCACTGGAGGAGCACCTGACAAGCTTCCTCGAGCTGTGCCTGCAGAGCATGGACACGGAAAGCTGCCCGGTGAATCTGACGCCGGACGAGCTGCACTATCCCGACCGGTAAAATCCGAGGTCTCACTCTCTGAAAAGAAGAGCGAGGCGGCGGCCGTGGAGGCGGACCCCGACAACGTGTATTCCCGGTATGAGCCGAGAAAAACGCGCATCGAGGGGGCGAAAAAACACCCGGCCAAGTTGGTGGAGAGTGCGGCCATGTCCGCGGTGGATCCACCTGACGTGACCTATACGCCAAACCTTCCCAAGAGCCTGATTACCTCCGGCGCGCTCTCCGATGCACAGCTCGAGAACATCATCTACGCCGGGCAGGCCCACGCGCAGAAACTTCCCGACGGAACGCGCAAGGGCTACTTCATCGGCGACGGCACGGGTGTGGGCAAGGGACGGCAGATCTCAGGCATCCTGATGGACAACTTCCGGCAGGGAAGAACGAAGGCTGTCTGGATCACGAACAGCTGGAACCTGCTGGAGGATGCGCAGCGTGACTGGAGTGACCTGGGCGGGAAAAAGACGGACATCTTCCCGGCGGCCAAGTACAAGGTGGGGACGGATATTCCCGCCGAAAATGGCATCCTGTTCTCCACCTACACGACGCTTCCCGGTACGCAGGGAAAGAATGGCGCCGATACCCGGCTCACGCAGATCGGTCGCTGGCTCGGCAAGGACTTTGACGGCGTGATCGCCTTCGACGAAGCCCACAACATGGGCAACGCGATCGGACAGACGGGCGCGAGAGGAAAGACCAAGCCTTCGCAGAAGGCGCTGGCCGGAATCAAGCTGCAGCAGATGTTCCCCAACGCGCGCGTAGTGTACGCCTCGGCGACCGGCGCGACGTCGGTTTCCAACTACGCCTATCTGGAACGGCTGGGACTCTGGGGGCGCGGGACGGCATTTCACGACGTCAATGATTTCGTCTCGAAGATCTCCGACGGCGGCCTCGCCGCGATGGAGTTGGTTGCCCGGGACATGAAGGCAATGGGCGTCTACATGGCGAGAAGCATTTCCTACGACGACGTCCGCTATGACACCCTGCAGCACGACCTCACGCCGGTGCAGACGGAGATCTACAACACCATGTCGAGGGCATGGCAGAAGGTATTTCAGAACATCGGAAGCGCCCTTGACCTGACCAACGGAAGCAAGAACGGACAGGCACGCTCAGCGGCGTGGAGCGCGTTCTATACCTCGCAGCAGCGGTTTTACAATCAGGTGCTCACCTCCATGTCCGTCCCCACGCTGGTGGAGGATATCCGAAAAGAACTGGCCGACGGCCGCTCCTGTGTAATTCAGCTGGTCAACACCAACGAGGCGGCGGCGAATCGTGCAATCGCCAAATCGGAGGACGAGGGAACGGATCTGGATGATCTTGACATGACGCCGTCCGAATCCCTGATCGGATTTCTGGAGAACAGCTTCCCGGTCAACGCCTATGAGGAGTACACCGATGAGAAGGGGAACACGCAGTCCCGGCTTGTGCTGGACGGGGACGGGAATCCTGTGCAGGACAAGAAGGCGGTACGGCAGCGCGACGCGCTGATTGCAGAGCTGCAGCAGATGAAGGTGCCGGACGGTCCGATGGAGCTGCTGTTCGACGCGTTCGGAACGGAGGAGATCGCCGAGGTGACGGGGCGCTCCCGCCGCGTGGTGGAAAAGCCGGACGAGAACGGACACCTGCATCGTGTGGTGGAAAAGCGGGGCAAGGAAAGCGGCCTCGCAGATGCGCAGATGTTTCAGGACGGGAAAAAGCGGATCCTCGTCTTTTCGGACGCCGGCGGAACGGGCAAGAGCTACCATGCCGACCGCAGGGCGAAGAATCAGCAGCAGCGCATCCACTACCTCCTGCAGCCGGGCTGGAACGCGGCCAAGGCGGTGCAGGGCTTCGGGCGTACGCATCGGAGCAACGAGGCGTCGGCCCCTGTCTACAAGCTTATTACAACAAACATCATGGGTCAGAAGCGCTTCACTTCCACGATCGCCCGCCGGCTGGATCAGCTCGGCGCACTGACAAAGGGCCAGCGGCAGACCGGCAGCGGCATGTTCGGCGAGAAGGACAATCTCGAGAACCCTATCGCGCAGGACGCGCTGGAACGCTACTATCAGTCCATGCCGGTGGAATCCGTGCGCAAGCTCGGCCTCTGTGACAAACTTTATGATCAGTACGGCGTCTATAAGCCCGACCAGAACACCGCGAGGGACATCGGCAGATTCCTCAACCGCATCCTTTCGCTGGAGGTGGACGAGCAGAACGCCGTATTCAGCGGATTCTACGACACTTTTGAGCGGATGATGGATGCCGCGATCTCCAGCGGTTCGGTCGATATGGGCCTTGAAAACTACATGGCGGACAGGATCGAGGTGCAGGACGAGAAGGTGATCCGCACGGACGAATCCGGCGCGGACACCAAATATGTGCAGCTGACGGCCTACCGCAAGCCGGACCTAATTTCCTTCCGTGAGCTGAAGGGCGTGCGGCCGGACTTTTGTGGAATGGTCCGCATGGAGGACGGTACGGCACGCGCGGTATATGAGATTTCCCCGAAGACCAATATCAAAGGAGAGATCGAAAAGAGATACCGCCTGCAGGCCGCGGACAGAAACCAGTATTCCGTGTATGTGCAGTCTACGCTGGACGAAAAAACGGAGACCATTGAGAAAAAGGACTGGGAATCCGCATGGAAGCAGGAGCTTGCAAAAGCGCCGGAATTCGACGAAACCAAGCTGCACCTGCTGACCGGGACGCTGCTGCCGATCTGGGACAAGCTCCCGGCCTCCAACACGCGCGTGATGCGTGTGCTGACGACGGACGGCAAGCAGTACCTGGGGCGGCTGATTCGGAGCACCGATATCGACGGTGTGCTGCGCGGGCTCGGCGCTGCGCGAACGAAGGAAGTTTATACAGCGCCGCAGATCTCGGAGAAGGTCCTGCGGGACGGAAAAACGGCGGTTCTGCGGGACAACCGGATCAAACTCGTTCGCCGCAGGGTCAGCGGGGAGGCCCGGATGGAGATTTGCGGAAACAACGTCTGGTATCTATCCCGGCAGTATCCGGGCATCATTTCCGAGAAGATCGGCTATGTTTTCCGCTATTTCATCCCGACGGGGGAAGCGGGGGAGAAGATTCTTTCCGCGCTGATGAAGGACAATCCCGTAGTGGATGTGCAGGACGCCAGAGAGGACGTCGGCGTCGACCAGCTTAAGGCGGCTCCGCAGGAGAAGAACTGGACGGCGCAGCGGGCCGGAAATGCGGAGAAAGCGCCGATGGCTCTTTCGGAGATTGTGAACAAAATCCGGCATGACTTCGAAATCCCTGTCACAACGGGCCACATTCGGAAGGCCGACACTCTCGGAACTTACGACCGGGACGCACAGGGAATCCGCAGTCGGATTGCAAACGACCTTCCGACGATCTCCCACGAGCTGGGGCATCATTTGGACAATCTCTACCATATGACCAGCACTCTCGACAAGAAGCAGCGCGAGGAGCTGGTTTCCAATCTGCCCAACACCATGCGTGTGGCCTACAAGCAGAACAAGTGGGCGACGGAGGGCTTCGCGGAGTACATCCGCCGGTTCCTCCAGAACCGGGAGACGGCGGCGATCGACTACCCGGAATTCACAAAACTGTTTCTCGGCTCCCTCAAGGCGCGGGACAGCGTGCTTCTGGAGCAGCTGGCCGACGAGGTGAACGCCTACTATTCGCTGGACGCGGAAACAGGTGTATCCGCCGTGCGTCTGGCGGAGGAAAAGGGCAGAGACTTTCGCACGACGGACGAAAAGCTCCGTGAAAAAGGCGATGCGTATTATCAGGCATGGATCGACAGCAACCGCGGCATCCGCGTATTCGATCGCGCGGCCAACAGCGGAACCTACAAGATCGCCTCCAACGCCGCGTATGCGGACGCCGTGGCGGGCGCTGTGCTGACCGGGGACCTCACGGACGCCAACGGCCAGTACGTTGCACCTGGCCTCTCCACGGCCCTCAGCGGGGTTAATCTGAAGGACCGGACGGAGTACCGGGCGTTCGGCGAATACCTGATTGCCCGGCACGGACCCGAACGCCTCAAGGAAGGGATGCGAGTCTACGCCGATGACCGGAAGAACTCGACCGCCTTCATGGAGCGCCGGCAGGCGGAGCTGGAAGCGCAGTATCCGGAATTCAAGGAGGCCGCCGAACGGCTCTATCAGTTCGAAAGCGACTTCCTGAAAACATGGGGAGTCAGGACGGGCCTCGTCTCCGAGGAGAGTGCAAAGAGCTGGGCGGAACGATGGAAGTTCTACGTTCCGTTCAACCGCGCGGTGGGCGACAAAGGACTGCGCGGCGCGCGGCGCGGGTATGCAAACCAGGGCTCTACTATCCGCAAGGCGATCGGCAGCGGGCTCGACATCGTGCACCCCGTCGACAACATCGTTCGGAACGTGGTGCGGATGGTCAACGCCGGGATTCGGAACAACGTCATGGCCGAGATCACAACCGCCGCGGAGCGGAAAGGCGGCATGGCGGACTTCCTCGAGAAGGTGCCCATGCCGATGAAGCGCGCTGGCTTCCGCACTACGGATCTGAAGGATATGCTCGGGCAGGCGGTGGAGGAAAGCAGCCTCACGGGATCCGACGCGGATGCGGCCTTTGAGATTGTGAACGGGATCGACGATATTCTGTATCAGTACGGCCGCGGAAAGGCCCATGGCGACGTGGTGACCGTCCTGAAAAACGGTGACACGGAATACTGGAAGATCAATGACCCCATGCTGCTCGAATCGATCACGGGGCTTGACGCGAAGAAACTGCCGGCCTGGCTGGAAACCTATGCGGCGACCTCCCGGTTCGTCACGGCAAATCTGACGGGCAACAACGTCCTCTGGTCAATTTTCTCCAACGCACCGCGCGACCTGATGACCTTCTGGACCTTCTCCAAAGACAAGAACCTGCTGCATCTGGTAGGCGGCATCACATCCTCCTATGCAAACAAGCTCCGGGGCTCCAATGCGGATCCGCTCTACAAGGAATACCTGGCCATGGGCGGCGGCAAGACGTCGGTCTATACGGCGGATCGCGACCTCACGAAGAACATTCGCCGGAAACTGGCGGGGGATAAGCGCACCTGGCTCAATCCGATGGAATGGCTCGCGTTCGTCTCCGACACCATTGAGACCGGCCCCCGATATTCCTATTACAAGCTCTGCCGGGAAAAGTACGGGATGACGCCGCAGGAGGCCTTTTACGAGAGCACCGACATCACGGTGAACTTCCGGCGCGGCGGTGTGCAATCCAGGACGATCAACAAGGTGATTCCGTTCTTCAACGCCGGAGTGCAGGGCATTGACAAATTTGCACGGTGGGTGAGCGCGGACGACGCGCCCGCCGGGCAGAGGGGCAAAGCGGTGCGCGGCCGCGTGCTGGCCTTCCTATCCGCCTCCGCGGCGCTGGCGGGGCTGATCTACGGCCTCAACAGCAAGAGCGAAGAGGACAAAAAAAATTACGCGCAGCTGTCCAACTATACCAAGAATACATACTGGTGTATTCCCATGGGCGACGGCAAGTTTTTCACGATCCCGAAGCCGAGGGAGATCGCGGTGCTCTCCTCGTTCATGGAAGCCTGCGCCGAGTATTACGGAAACCGGAACGAGCACGCCTTCGACGAGTTTTACAGCTATACGGCGGACACGATGCTTCCCAACGTGGTTTCCGATCTGGCGCAGCTCGATCTCGGGGGGGCGGTGGGAAATCTCGGCTTCCTCGGAACGATCGTGAGGATATTTGCAAACCGGGACTTCCTCGGAAAGCCGATTGTCAGCAGCGGATTGCAGTCGCTCGAACCAAAGGACCAGTACACGAGCCGAACGTCGGAGCTGGCCAAAATCATCGGGCAGGCGTTCAACGTCAGCCCGCAGATGGTGGACTACTTCGGCAACAACGTACTCGGTGGTTGGTGGAAAGCGCAGAAATCGCTTTTCCCGGTCGGCGGGGAGAATGTGGATTACACGCTGGGCATCCAGGGCAACTATATCCGCGACAGCCAGTATTCCACGGATCTTCTCAACCGGATATACGACGCGGCCGACAAATCCGCCCGGCACGCGAAGTCCAATCCCGACGACATCGACGCGAAGATCCAGAGCAAACGGGACAGCTCCATGACGGAATTCTACTCCGCTTATAATAAGCTCTCAAAAGATAAGCAGGAGACGACCGCCCGCCGCGCGTCCCGTCAGACGGTTCTTGATATGGTCAACGAATATCTGAAGGATGCGGATACCGGTTATAAAACAGACATGGAGAAGGCTGTCGAAAAAGTCTGTTCTGATACCGGAAGCACGGAATATCTTCCTTCGGTCATGTCATCCAGCGTCAAGGATGCAAACGAGGAAGTGCATCTTCTGACAGACAGCCAGTATGTGGAGTATCAGACCAACTACCTGAAGGCATACTGGGAGTACATCGAAGATACCTATAATACGTCGGATGATAGTACAAAGCAGCAGGCGGTTCTGAAAGCGGCAAAAGATACTGCGAAGGAATCTGCAACACGTCGCGTGCTCGGAAGCATAGGCGCTCCGGTAAAAGCAACCAAGTATGATGGCGTACCGGATACAGCAGTCATTCAGTTCAAGGCGGGCATCGACCTCGCCAACAACGACGGAAGCCTGAAGCAGGATGAAGTCATCGCAATTATCAAAAAGCTCCAGCTCAACAAGACGCAGAGCTCGACTCTGTTTCACAGTAAGTACGACAGCGACAAAAATAATCCATGGTAAAGAAAGTCCCCGGATTGTAGACGCAATCCGGGGGCTTTTCTGCTACGCTTTGGGAAGAACGAAACAGGCGGTGAGGGAAATGACGAATGAAGAAATGGCGGTGAAGCTCACGGACGTGGACGGCCGGTGCCGGAGCAACACGCACCGGCTCGATACGCTGGAAAAGAATCAGGAGGCGCTGACGGAGCTGACGACCTCCGTCAAAGTGCTCGCTGTTGACCAGGCGAACCTGAAAGGCGACGTCGGGGAAATCAAGAGTGACGTCAAGACCCTGATGGAAAAGCCGGGGAAGCGGTGGGAGTTCGTCGTGGAAAAGGTGATCTATGTGATCGTCGCGGCCGTGATCGGGTACTTCCTGGCCCGCGCGGGAATGGGAGACTGATATGAAAAAAATCATAGACCTCAGCCAGTTTAACGCGGTTGCGGATTGGACGAAGGTTGCGGGCAGTGTGGACGGCGTGATCCTGCGGGCTGGATATCGCGGCTACGGCTCGGCGACCACGAAACCCGCATAACCGTGTTGGAACACAAAAATTAACATATGGACAGGCCATCAGGCCGGAAAGGACTACATCATGGAAAACAACAGATACGCACAGAACAAGCACGAGATCGACCGCATCAGCCGCGAGAAGGGCGTGGACATCGGCGTTGCCTGCGCCATGCTCCGGGACGAAAAGGGATGGAGCTGCAAGGACGGCATCGACACGGAGATCACGGAATTCTGCGACTATGTTCGCAGCATGAACCCGGAAGAGGTTCAGGCGTACTTCGAGGGCTGAACAACATGGGGCGGCTTCGGTCGCCCCAACCGTTTACGGAGGGATTACATATGAGGACGAGCCAGACGGGAATTGACCTTATCCGGTCGTTTGAGGGCTGCTGCCGCAAGGCGTACCGCTTGCCCGGTGAGACGTATTACACCATCGGATATGGGCATTACGGCGCGGACGTGAAAGCGGGAACGACCGTGACCTATGCGCAGGCGGAAGAACTGCTTCGGTCGGACTTGAGAAAATTTGAGGGCTATGTCGCGCAGTACGCGCCTTCGGGGCTGAATCAGAACCAGTTCGACGCGCTGGTGTCGTTCTGCTACAACTGCGGCCCCGGCTCTTTAAAGCAGCTTTGCACAGGCCGCACGATTGCGCAGATTCCAGAGCACATCGAGGCGTACACGGCAAGCGCGTCCGAGTCCTACCGGGCCGGGCTCTTGCGGCGCAGACAGGCGGAACGCAAGCTCTACAACACACCGGTAAAACAGGAGGGAAATACAGTGACAGTTACGGATGCAAAAAAGATTCTTGCGGACAAGGCGGGGCTGTCCGCCGCGACCATCGTTTATCTCGACAGCTACAAATATGGCGACGAGCTGATTTTGAAGCTGGCAAAAGCCATGCAATAATCGGCAGAATATCTGAAGGAGGGATAACCATGAACGAGAAAACAAGCAATTGGATCAAGGCAGCGGGCGTTCGCGCCCTCAAGACGGTGGCGCAGACAGCGGTTGCCACGATCGGCGTATCGGCCACGATGGGAGACGTCAAATGGCTGACGGTGCTCAGCACGGCGCTGCTGGCGGGCATCCTGTCGGTGCTGACCAGCGTCGCGGGGCTGCCGGAAGTCAACGGTTAGGAAGGACATAGACGGCGGAGGCTTCTGATGGAGCTTTGGAGAGGCAGACCGAAAACGGCCTGCCCTCCAAAAACCGGCATTACAGAGAGGTGTGAAACAACATGGCGACGATCAGCGGCGGGGACAGCACGAAGATTTTCTCCCTGAAAAAATTCCTCGGACTCAATGAGTCAAAGGACGGAGACACGCAGCTCCGCATGGGAGAGGCGTCCTCCATGGACAACTGGCGCGTTACGCCGCAGTACCATCTTCGGGTACGCCCCGGCATGAAGACCGCGTGGTCGTTCACCGGAGCGGTTCGCGGGCTGTGGAGCGGTACGATCGGAGGATCGGAACGTCTGGTCTGCGCGGCGGACGGGCGTCTTTATGAGCTGACTTCCGGCGGGAAGACGGAGATCGGGACGCTCACCGACGCGCCGACGACGTTCTTCGGATTCGGAGGGAAGCTGTACATCCTGAACGGCCACGAATACTTGAGCTGGGACGGAACGAACAGCGCGGAGGCCGTGGAAGGGTATATTCCGCTGGTTGTGACGGCGGCAATCCCGACAGGTGGCGGTACAACGCTCCAGAACGTCAACCGACTCACCGGAAAGCGTAGAATCCGATACAGCGCGGACGGAACGGCGAAAGAATACACCTTACCGCAAAAGCCAGTGCTGTCGGTAGATAAAGTGGAAATTTCCGGCGTTCAGTCCGACACGTCAAGTTATACCACCGACCTCACGAACGGGAAAATTACGTTCACTTCCGCCCCGTCTACCGGGACGAACAACGTGGAAATCTGGTACACCGTGGCAAACACGCTCCGTTCGCAGGTAGAGGCTATGAAATTCTGCGAAACCTACAACGGCTCGACCGACACGCGCGTGTTTTTGTACGGGGACGGGACGAATAAAACCATCTATTCCGGCCTTACAGAAGAAGGAGTCCCGACGGCGGAGTATTTCCCCGATCTTTCAGAAATCGCGGTAGACAGCGCTAACACGCCCATTACGGGCATGATTAAGCAGTTTTCTTATCTGATGATCTTCAAGCCGAACGGAGCATTTTCCACGCAGTACAGCGCGACGACGCTGACCGACGGCACAGTGACGGCGGGATTCTACGTCAGCCCGGTCAACCGGGAACTCGGGAACGTCGCTCCGGGACAGGTCAGGCTTGTCTACAACTACCCGCGCACGCTGTGCGCCGGGAATGCGTACGACTGGCGCACCGTAACGACCGGCTACGACGAACGCCGGGCGAAGATTATGTCCGAGCGAGTGGCGGCAACGCTGAAAAACTACGATCTTTCCGGCGCGTTCTGCTTCGACGACAACCGGGAGCAGGAGTATTACATTTTCCTTGGGGACGCTGCGGGTACGGTGCTTGTCCATCGGTATTCCTACGAGGGAACCGGGGACGTGTGGTATCGGTACACGGGGATTCCGGCAGTTTGCGGCGTTCGGAACAGCGCGGGGTTGTATTTTGGCACTTCCAGCGGAAAGGTTGTTCTATTTTCTGAGGATAACACGTCGGACGATGGCGGAAACATCGACTGCGTATGGAAATCAGGCAATATGGACTTCGGCGCGGACTTTCAGCGCAAGCATTCCTCAATTCTGTGGGTCAGCCTGAAACCGGACGACAACGCGAGGCTCACTGTTACGGCGCAGACCGACCGGAAGTCCGTCTACACGGTGAAGACGGCGGCGAGCAGCCTTTCGACGTTCTCGGACGTGGATTTCAGCCACTTTTCCTTCCTGACGAACCGAAACCCGCAGATGCAGCGGCTCAAGCTGAAAGTCAAAAAATTCGCGTTTTATAAGCTGATTCTGGAATGCAACGAGGACAGCGCGACAACGGACGTGCTCGGTGTGGACATTTCGGTTCGGTATACGGGATATGTGAAATGAGGGATAAAAAATGAGCACAACGGCACAGTGGGTGTTCGACAAGGCAATTTTCCTGATGGATGAGCAGAACGAATCCACAGGGGCGACCGTGACGACGGACACCGCAGAATATAAACTGCGGACGCTCGGGATTCTGAACGTGCTTCGGCACGAACTGTATCCTTACAGCGACACCAGAACGGAGACGGCGGACGGAACAAAGCCAATCTGCGCAGAGATCACGGCATTTACGGATAACATTGACCTCGACGACGTTCTTTCTCAGGGAGTTTTGCCCTACGGTCTGGCGGCGCATCTGCTTTTGGGGGAGAACGACGCGATGGCGAACTATTTCTCTCAGCGGTACGCGGAGGCAAAGGCTTCGGCGGTGAACACTTCACTCTCGGCGATTGAAGATATTCCGCTGTATTACGGCGGGCTGGACTGTTAGGAGGGGACATACATGAATCTTTTCGGGACTGCTCTGAGTACGGCGCTCGACACGGCCAGCGCTGTGGCGCAAAAGGCGGCGCAGGTAGCAAGCAAGAATGCGGGCACGTCCTCTGCCGCTCCGGCGGCGGCCACCGCCTCAACGGTGCCGAGCACAGGGAAAGTGTATACGGTCGGGGCTGACGGTCAGGCGCAGAAGGGGCTCGGCGTGGGCGATGCTGTTATCACGAACGGCGGCACCTACACGATCACCGGTGTCAACGCGGACGGGACATACCAGAGCAAAAAAACCTCGAATGCACGTACGAGCAATTACGGGCCCTCTACCACTGTCGACTATACAGACGAGCAGTATTTGCAGGAACAGCTTGCCGCGGCGAAGAACGCCTCCTATACGCCGACGGATTACTCGGACTATATCAAGCAGCTCTACTCGGCGAAGCAGGAAAACCAGCTGGAAGCTCTGAAATCCGCCTACAACACGAACGTTTCCGATCTTGACGCAGAGCAGGACAAGCTGGGGACGACCTACGCGGCCTCCCGGCAGCAGACGGCGGCCGATAACGCGCAGGAGAAGCAGAACTTCAACGAGACGGCAGCGGCCTACGGTCTGAATTCCGGTACCTCCGGGCAAGCGCAGCTTTCCCACTCCAACGAGCTTCAAAAGAATCTTTCCACACTTCAGGCGGCGCAGGCTGCAGCAAATACGGAGATTGAGCGCCAGAGGACGAATCTGGCGAAGGAATACCAGAGTCAGATTCTTCAGGCGCAGAGCGAAAACGACTACCAGAAGGCGCAGGCGCTCTATGAGGAGGCCACCAGGCAGGACGAGGCGCTCCAGAGCCAGAGCCAGTACAATTCCACGAAGGCCATGCAGGTCTATCAGGCGCTTCTTGACCAGTACAACACCGACCGGAGCTACAACTACGGCGTTTCGCAGGACAAGCAGTCCTCGGCGCTCGATGCGGCGAAGATTCAGGCAGAACTTGGCGATTATTCCGCGCTCGGGAAGATTTATGGGTGGACAGATGCGCAGGTCAAAACCTACAACGCGGCGGCGGCGGCGCAACTCGCCGCGAAGGCCGCAAAATCTTCGGGAAGCGGTTCCTCCAAGTCTTCTGGGGGTTCCTCGGGAACGTCCGCATCTTCCGCGAGCCTTTACAGCGCTATGCTCTCAAGCGGGAAACCGGAGCTGTATATTGCACAGCACTATAAGGATTACGGCATCCCCTATGCGCAAATTTCGAATGTTTATAACGGGTATCTGGAATGGGCGTCCTCCAGCGGAGAAGCTGCAGACAGCTCCACCATTGGAAGTACGGCAAAGAATATGCTCGCAAACTTCATGTCTCATTCCATGACGACCGCACAGAAGACGCAGGCAATTCAGAGCGCGTGCAGCAGCGGGACAATCACATCACAGGAAGCGTCTTATCTGATGTCTGCGATCGGCGCGTAAGCGAGCAAAAAAGGGAGGCGGTTTTATGGCGCTTTGGCATCCGTCCTCGGACGGCAATCTGGAAGATAGGTTCAGACGCGGACTGCAAAAGAAGGAGTTTACTACGCCGGCGGCGAGCTCCTACTCGGTATCCAACCGGTCTGCGTATACGGAGGAGGAGCAGAAAAGCAATCTGAACGCGAATCTGGCGGCGTTTTCCATGCTGCAAAAGAAAAACCCGTCCCTGATTGAGCAGGCGACGAGTGGGGAACGCGGCGCGGGTGTTTACAACCCGACGCCGGATACGGCGAAAACCTCGTTTTCCTACGGAGAACGAGGCGCAGATACGAAGCATTTTGCCGCAATCGGGTTCCCGGGCGAGAAGGTGCGCGGCGGCGTGCTGGGGCAGATCGAACGCATCGGAGACAGAATCCACGACGCCGGGGACAAGCTGATTAATCTCGATAAAATATGGGAGGAGAACAAGACCGGGGAAAAGATCGACAACGCCGTAAAAAACTCGGCGGTCGGTTCGACGGTTTTGAGCGGTCTTTCCAAATTCTACAGCGGTGTCACACAGACAGCGGCGCTCCCGGCTAATCTGCTCAAATCGGCCGGAGTTGATGGGAAAGCCATTCAGTGGGTGATAGACCAAGAAGAAAACATAAAGAATATCAACGATGATTTTTCGCGGGCACGGCAGAAAACCACAGGGAAGTATGGGAAGGTCGGGGAGGTTCTCGGAGACTTAGGTGCCTCGGCGATCTCGGCAGTTCCAAGTGCGGTGCTTTCCGTCTTGTCCGGCGGAGCAGGGACGATTTCCAAGCTCGCACCGAAAGCATCCGGCATCGCGGAAACGCTGTATCAGGGGCTTTCTCAGGCGGTCAAAAATCCGCAATACTGGACGACGTTCCTTTCCACGCTCGGCGGTGACTACGACGACGCAGTAAAGGCGGGAGGAAATGCGGGAGAGGCGCTTGTCTCGGCGATCGGTTCTTCTCTGGTCAATTCCGCGATCGAGGTCGGAGGCGGCATTGAGACGCTCCCCGAACAGCTCAGGAGCGGAAACTCGAATCGGTGGGTGACATGGCTGAAATCCGGCCTCGAGGAAGCGGAGGAGGAGCCGGCCCAGAACGTGGTATCTCAGGTGTTTCAAAAGACGTTCGCCGACCGGAACAAGAAAGTTTTCTCCACAACGGACAACAACGCCGTATTCAACCCGAAGCGGGAGGCTCAGAGCGCGGCGATGGCCGGGGCTGGCGGGCTTCTGCTCGGCCTCGGGCAGCTTGCCGCGACGCCGAATCAGACGGTATCCAACGACATCCCGGAACCGCTTGCCGCGAAGGCCGCCGGATACGACGAGAACGCAAAAGTGGACGGGGTAAAAGCAGTCTTGGATGCGTTGAACCCGCAGAGAGTGCAGAATATGCAGGAAGGGGAGAAAACTACCGCCGCGCAGGCGTTTATGGACCTTCTCAACTCCAAAAATGCCGCACAACAGAATATTGACATATCCGATACGCAATCTTCTTCGGACGCTCTGGATACAACAAAGAAGAACCCGCACACAGGGTATGATGCCGAAACAAATTCCGGCCCCACACACAACGCCCAAAGCGTACTGCCGCAAGGTTCTCCTGAGGCTAGTATATTCCCATCGGAGCAGACTGTAAATCCTAATGTTTCCCAGAATTCCGACACCCAGAGCGTTGGGGCGGCAGAGGCCGGATTCACCGGAAAGGGCATGGAGGGTGAGGAAAAAACCAGCCGCCTCGGGGACACGTTCGCATACAACAAATACCAGCGCGAGGCGACCGGACTCGGCAAAAACGAGCACAACGACATCTGGAAGTATCAGAGCCAGACGGAGGAACGGTCGCAAAACCTCGCGGAGCAACTTCTATACTATCAGCAGAACGGGGAAAAGACCTTCCTGAAGGACGTGGACGAGGATGCTTACAAGGGGATCACCGACAGCCTGAGAGACGCGACGGCATGGAATGGACCGCAGACCGATGCGGCGTACATGATCCAGCGCGAGCTTCAGGGCCGTAGCGTGGACGGCGGCGTCACGGAGACGGAATACATCGACTGGCTGAAAACCATGCGTGAGCATGCCACTTCCACCGGTCAGGGCGTGCAGGCAAACGCAAAGTGGAGCCGCACCGACAACGTCGGCGGCAGCGCGACGGAACTGGACGCATGGGATAATCTCCAGAAGGGGAATCTCTCCGAGGACGAGAAAAAGGCCACCTTCCGAAAAATCGCGGACTTCGACCAGAAGATCGGCGGCATGGAGGACGGCAACACCGAATCCATGAAGCAAATCATTCTTGACGTGGCGAACGAGCGCGGGACGCTGAACGGCCTGACAGGACGCCAGAGCCGCCTCTTGACCTCTCTTGCGTCGAAATCGATGGACTCCATGACGTTCGAGCAGCTTAAAAACATGGCGTATGCCTCGACCTCCGCGCTGTCAACCGATTCCGTTCCGGTGAATCTCGGGCAAAAGATCAAGACGATCCAGATTCTTTCCATGCTGTCGTCTCCGAAAACGGCGGTGAAGAATCTGACCGGAAACACGACGTTCTATGGCATCGACGCGCTGGCGATGAAGGGCGCGGCAATTCTCGACATGGCGGAGTCTGCCGTCACCGGTACGCGCAGCGTGGCTTTTGAACGGGGCGCTATGTCGAAGGGGTCGCTTTCCGACGCGGCGAAGGCGATGCAGATGGCGATTGCCGAGATCACGCTCGACGTGGACATGGACGGGGAGTCCAGCCGGTACGGCACGACTTCGAACAGCACATTCAAGGCAAACGGAAACTTCGCGGATCGCGTGATGCACGCAATCGAGAGAAATCAGGCATATCTCCTGAACGCGACCGACGAGTTTTACAAGGGCTCGGCGAAGGGAACGGCGGCACGGACGCAGGCGCTCGTTGACGCAGGGAAGATCGTCACCGATAACGAAAATTACGCGTCGAATCAGGCGGCGCAGCTCGCGAAATACCGTACATTTCAGGACAACAGCAAGCTGTCGGCGGGCATCCAGCAGCTTCACGACGTGCTGAATCTGTTTGGAGTCGGAGACAGCGGAAAGACGATTAGGGGAAACAAGGTCTCGTCCTTCGGCCTCGGCGACATTGTGGCCCCGTTCACGAAGGTTGCCGGAAATCTCGCTTCTCGTGGGTTGGACTATTCCCCAGTCAACGCGGCGAAGGGCGTTGTGGAGATTGTTTCCAACATTGCGCGCGCCTCCGGCGGGAATGCGGACGCGGCGTTTCAGGCGAAGGGCGTCTCCGATTTTGCCAGAGGTATGACCGGAACCGCGATTGCGGCCGGCGCATGGGCGCTTGCGAAATCCGGTCTTCTCCGAAAAGCGGACGACGAGAACGACAAGGACGTTCAGGCGCAGAATCAGGCTGAAGGTATGACCGGGACGCAGCTTAATCTTGGCGCGGCACAGCGGTATTTGCAGGGCGGAAGTGCGGAGTGGAAGCAGGGCGACACGCTGGTCGATCTCAGCTCTATCGAACCGCTGAATCTGTTGCTGAATCTCGGCGCGGAAATGGCGCAGAGCGATCAAAACCCAATTGTTTCGTCCTTTATGAGCGTTCCGAATTCGTTTGCCGCTTCCGCCTCTGAGCTTCCGGTTCTTCAATCCGTCGGGAATTTCACGAAAGACGTATTCCAGTACGGGCAGGACTGGAAGGAGACGGCCGCGGAACAGGCGGCGAACACCGTCGTCTCCTCTGTGGTCCCGAACGCGCTCCGCGCGGTGGCGAAGGCAACGGACGACCGGCCACGGCAGACATATTCCGGGAACTCTGTATGGGATCACATCACGGACAATGTGAAAAACAGCATTCCCGGCCTGCGGGAGACGCTTCCCGGCTCCGTGGACGGTTTTGGCAATGCGAAAACATATCAGGGAACCGCAGCAGAGCAGGCGTTCAACTCGCTTCTGAATCCGGCCGGCGTGAATCACTACGCTCAGGACAGCGTGTCCAAGGAGCTGGAGAGCGTTCGGAAGGAAACAGGGGATACGTCCATTTACCCGAGCAAGAACGCGCCGTCGTCCGTGCAGTTTGAAAACGAGAAATATTCCATGACGGCTGAGCAGAAAAACCTGTACCAGACCACACGCGGGCAGTACATCCATGAGACGATGTCCGAGCTGATTGGCTCCGATGCGTACAAAGCCATGAGCGCGGAGCGGAAAGCGGAAATTCTGTCGAATGCGGTGTCGCTCGGGAATGAAATGGCAAAGGCCGAAGCGCTCTCCGAGAGGGGAGTGGATTACACTTCCCAAGCATGGAACCAGGCATTTGAGGCAATCGATGCGGGCGCATCAGCTCGGGAGTATTTGACCTACCGTTCGATCCTGAACGCGACCAAGGCAAAGGACAGCGCGACGCAGGCGGAAGCTCTGAGCGCGTTGGAGCAGACGGATTCTTCTCAGAAGATCAAGGGTGCAATGTGGCAGAACCAGAGCAGCGAATGGTCGGAGGCGAAGAACCCCTACACCGGAACGGCGGCGGAGTCCGGAGTGGACACCGAGACGATTCTCGGCATTATGACCAAGAAAGCCGAGATCGACAACGAGAAAAACACGAATCCCGAAATGAAGGCATCCGAACAGGCGACGGAATTCTCGAAGTATCTCGACGGGCTGAATCTGACGGATCAGCAGCGCGAGGCGGTGGATTCCACTTACGGATTCTACCAGCAACTCAAGGCAAAGCCGGAAGCGTATAACTACGACACCCTGTCAAAGTCGGGGAAGGCTGTGTACGACCACTGGGGCAAGTCGAAGTATTCCGAGACGCAGTTTGCAGAATATTACACCGTGATCGGAAACAAGAAAAAGCCGGACGCAATTGCATCCCTGAAAGAGGCCGGGCTTTCCTACGCACAGGCGGTGCTCTTCTACAACAATTCGCAGAAGGTCTACAAATAATGAAAGCCCGTCCGGTTTCCCCGGGCGGGCTTCTCACGTCGTGCGTATACTTTTCTCCTCAAATTTCCTAGCAAATTTCAGGAGGATAATTTGACGCGTCTTCGCTGTTCTCCTGAGTTTTTGCTTTTTTCTCCCGGTACAGCCTTAGGTTTTCGGCGTTCCCACGCTGCTGATTGTCTGCAAGGCGCTTTTTGGGTACGATCCTCATCCAGTCGAAGGGGAATGTGACGACCATGGAGCCGTCGGGGTTGATATGCTCGATCGTGACCTCGTCTGGTCTGGCGGCTTTCAGGCGGTTCACCATGGCGATTGACCATCGCTCGGAGGCGGTGACGCGAAATATTGGGTCGCCGGAAACGTGCTCATAAGTTGTTTCGTTCATGTCCATTTATGTATTCTCCTTGTTCTGCATCAGGAAAACGGATGCGTCTCTGTCTTTGGGTGGCTTGGGAAGCGGCATCCAGTGCGTGATGTTTCGGCCCGTGTTCCACCCTTCGTACCATTCATCGTCGTCTTCGCCATAGTATCCGTTGTGCCTGTCAACAACGATAGGCATTGCCATTCCCGGAGCGAATGTTAGAACGTCTTGGTTGTACCTCGGAAACTTGTCCTTAACACTGATCCACTCACTCATGCTTGTCCGCCTCCATCTCGATCAGGAACGCTGCGTTACATGCCATGTGCCACAGGTGCGGCAGGCCGCTCTCCGGGTCGTTCTCTTCCCCGCTGAGATATGCCAACCAGTGGCGGTACAGCGCGTCACGGTAGCGCTGCGGCTCGACCTTTCGCCAGTTCTCGGGGTCGTGATACTTCGCGCAGCCGTACTCCCGGATTGCTGTCACGGCACGAATCAGACTGACGGGAACCAGCGTGGGACGAGGTTTCCCGGCATCGGATTTGGCGGCCTGCGTTTCCGGCATTTCTCGGCCCCAGCACTCTTTGCAGGTGTGGCCGCCGCAAAAATCGCTGTTGTCTTCGTACCCGTATGTTTCTGGGTGCTGGTAACATCCACCCCAATATTTATCATCCACCAGTTCCGGGTGCTCCTGCATCAGCTTTTGTTTGAAAGTCATTTCTGCATAACCTCTCTTTCTGCTTCCCTGCGCATTTTTTTGTTCAACCGTCTGCGATTGGCCTTTTTCATTTTTGCCCAGCCTCTGTGGTTCTGAGCCCAGCAGGCGCACCAATGCGAGAATTCATCCTGCCGTGGAAGGTTTTTCAGGTAGTCGCGCTTTCCACTCATTTGGGTGCCTCCTTTGGTTCCGCCGGGCATATGGTGCACGGTTTCCCGTCACAGCTCGACGTAGGGTCGTAGCGGCATAGGTCGCACGGAGATTTGTTTTCGGCCGCCGAGTTTGCCGCCTGCTGAGCGCAGAGCGTTGAGAGTGCCTTTAACTTTGCTTGACTGATTTTACAATTGGAACATCCAGTAGTTGCACAGCTGCACATGTTATGGTCTTTTGCCCAGCCGCAAAATTCTCCTGTTCCGGCAATATCAATTGATTCTAAAATCGTCATTTCTCCGCCTCCAGTGCCTTTTCGGCGGCCTCGCGGGTGTACCTGATTACATTTGGGGCAGCATGCATTTGTTCTTTCCACCTATGAACTGGATGATTTACGAAGGGGTAGGCTCGCCTTTACGGCGGGCTTACTCTTTTTTTGTGCTCCTGAGGGCCGCGCCACTTTTCAATTTCATATTCCGCTGAAATTCTCACGGCTTGATATGTTTCATCATCTGTGGACTCCGTAAATTCATCGAAAATCCGATTGAATGTGTCAAGAAAGTCATACCCACATCCCATATAATCACCCGGACGGTTCATATGACGCCGAAGTAACTTATCTCGCCACTCTTCCGGCATATCGCATAATGCTATTAACTTTCCTGCAAGTTGCATCACTACCTGTTCTCGACTCTGGCTCTTGGAGAGTTGATTCTGCAGTGAAGCATTTTCCGCTCGCAGTTGCTCAAGCTCTCGCTCTGCCTTGCAACACGCGATTTCCGGGTCATCGCAGAACCGTGTAAATCCGTTTTTAAGCATTTTGATTTTTCCTCCATCTGCACCCATCGCAGGCGCCTTTATGGGCCTCGTGGTATCGGCCGCATCGTTGGCATAGCTCGTTCCGTGCGTCGGAAAGCTGGGCTTGCAGGGACTCTATGCGGTCGGCGGCAATCTCCCGATAGCCGACCCCTTTTTCACGCAGCGCCTTGATGATTTGTTCGTCAGTCATTTCAATTCCTCCACATAGCACCATGACTGGGGCGGGCGAGTGACTTTTTGGGGATATTCCCATGTCTCGCCCATGATTTTCCGCTTGAACTCGCTCAGTTCCCTCGGCTTGTCGTAGATTTGCAGGGCGGAGATGTGCCAACCGTAAACCGATTCTTTTCCGTTGGCGTACTCTCTGATCTGATCTCCCGTCAAGCAAGACTGCTCTACCGCTTTTTCATCAAGCCAGAATCTGCTATCTCCAAAGAAGTCCATGACAGAATCGCACACAAACTCGCCTATGACTTTTCTATTAAGACGATCATATATACCATGGCCGCGTCCTCCGAGTGTGTCCCTTTCCTCTAGGTATAAATACCCATTGTGCCTGTTCAGATACGGCGCGCCGATTGTACAGTAGATGTAGCACTTGAACGGCGTTTCCAGCTTCGGGCGCGTCTTGCGCACCTCGATAGTCTTTTTGTCACTTGCTATCAACTCGCAATATTGCGGACGTATGCTGATTAGCACACACTGTTTGCTCATAAGCCCTCCTTGCTTATTCATAAGCCCTCCCAAAGTGATATTTTGTGACTGCAATGGGAAACTTCTCGATCTCGCTTGCCCATCGTGCCGAACCCTTGCCGTGAATTTCCTCCCATATCAGCGGAAACCCGCCTATGCCATCAAACAAGCTGCCCAACGTTGCATCTGCGGGGAGATATGTACTCATGCGGGTCAGCATCCACCGCCAGAAAGGAAGTGCTATGCTGTTGCCCAGGGCTTTGTATCGTGCGCTGTCTGACGCACCGGGAATATCTGTCCATCTATCCGGATAACCCTGCAAGCGTTCGCATTCAAGCGGGGTTAGGCGGCGCACGGCGTAGCCTGTCCGCACGACATTATTCAGATTCAGCGATTGCCCACCCGATGGTTTCGCCTGGAGCGTTCCGTTGACTTCGGATTCAGCTCCGTTCCTGCAATCAACACTGGCAATTAAATCCGTGGAATCTTTATAGTCCCGCTTTTTGCAAGAACTGGCTATTTCACCCGCCTTATAGTCTCCGAATCCCTGCATTGAAAATGTAAGCGGAATCTGATTCCCGCCAGTTCCCATGCGGCTTTGCAAGGTCGGCGCAGTCTCACCGCACTCACGGATAACGTCGGTCGCGTGGGTCATGTCGTAGCACTGCGCGACGATGCAGATTCCGCCTTGATTGCAAGCTGGATTTCCTCCATTTAAATCAAGTGTGCGGCTTGTTTCAGCCACATATATTCCGCTGTGTGGATTGGTTGATTTCATGCTGTTTGAGGCGAATGAGCATATTCCGTAGCACTCTGCACCTTGACCTCCGGAAAAAGCAAAAGCGGTTTGGCCGTTACTCGTTCCAAGAGTGCCAGACTTCTCAGTCTGTATCAGAGGGCCTTTGCCTCCTCCATCGCATCCCTCTCGCATCCGAACGCAGACTGCGCTATCAATGCCGTTTTCAGCAACTCCGGCAGTTCCTTGCCCCGCCACTCCGCTCTCCGCAGAATCCCCTGACACGCCTTTGCGCTCAAAAAGTATTTCGGCTGCGGATTGTCCTCCAAAATCTGCGACAAGCGAGATTCTACGGCGACGTTGGGGGACTCCCCAAAACTGCGCGTCGTGTACTCTCCAAGCGATAGACCATCCGTTTCCCATGATGCAGCCAGCGTTTGCCCATTTGCCTTTTGGAGGTTGAGGAATAACGGCGTTACCGTCCGCAATTCTCGCTGTTTCTTCGAGAACGGCGCGGAAGTCCTCGCCCTTGTTGCTGCTGAACGCGCCGGGAACGTTTTCCCACACCATGTATCTTGGGCGAACAAACTCGTTTGCCCTTCCAGAACTTCGATCATTCTCTCTCATCTCCTTCACAATCCGAATCTGTTCCATGAAAAGGCCGCTTCTCGCGCCGGACAAACCGGCTCGTTTCCCCGCGACTGATAAATCCTGGCACGGGCTTCCGCCAATAATGCAGTTCACCGGGGGAATGTTGTCACCATGGATTTTTGTAATATCACCCAGATGGTTCATTTTTTCACGCCTTTTCTCGATTGTGGCCTTCTGCTACCATTATTCTTCCTGCTCGCCATCTTCTGCTTGTTCCTCTTGGCGATCATGGCGATGTTATTCGGGAGCATTTTCGGCCTCCGCGTCGTCCTGCGTCAGATCGTTCTCAGGCTCCTTCTGCGCAAACGTAATTTTCAGTGGGGTTTTTCCCTTGACGTCCCAGTGCTGCAAAGTGCTGAATACATTGATTTCATTGGGACAATGGTTAAAAAATACAACGTCGAAAAAGGAACACCCGGGGGTTCCGTGTACAGAGCGTCCAGATGCAAGCACCGCCTTGACTAGATTGTTCGCACAGCGGATGATAGCCTCGTCGGGTGTTTCTCCCGGTTTTGTGCCGATCAGTTTGTATGCCATAATTTATCGCATCCATTCCGGCAGATACCGGGACGCCGCTTTCCGGTATTCTGCCTTTGTAATTTTTTTGTGCAGCGCCAGCTTGAACAGGCGGACCATTTCATCCCACGCGGCGGCGGCCTCCTCGTAGGCCGGATTGAAATCCAGATCATCCGACTCGTTGGTGATTTCATAGAGCCTGTATTTCTGGTTACATGCGGCAGCCCGAAAACTCTTTTCCTTCATCCCGAGCACCTCGGCACAATGCGCCGCGGTTCCTCGGACGATAATGCCTCCGGTTTTGGGGTCTCGCGCGACGTATTGGTTCATTCTTGATCCTCCCCGGATACTTCCGCAAAGATTTGGAGCGCGTCAAGCAACTCCTTGGGTTCGTAGTGTTCCTGAATATAGGCGGCAAGGCATTGGGCATCGTTGTGCAGCATGCCTTCATCCACGCGGCGAACCCATGTTCCGGCATAAATTGGCTCGTCGCACATCAGGCATTTTCCAACCTCTTTCGGCTCCGCAGGCTCCATTGGATCACCACGGCTCATGGAGAAGTCCCTCCATCGCGTACACCGTAACAGCCACGGAGGGGGAGTCTCCGACGTTTGAGACGTAACGCTTATGTACGTCCAGATGCACGACCTGCGCGTCGTCACGGTAGGCGAGTCCGTTGACCGCGTCGAGCACCGCCTTGGCGATGTTGTCGGCGTCACACTTCTTTGTCGGGAGCAGTTCGCCGGAAACGCACTTTTCCGCGACGGCTTTCCGTTCCGACTTTGGGATTTGAAAGCACGCCTCAATTACGACGCAGACCGGTCCGTCCAGCGGGATAGAGTCGGGATACGCTTTCACGAACGCCTCCCGAACAGACTTTTCGTAGTCTTTGGTTTTCTTTGGCGTGTACATGACGATTCGGCCGTGGATCAGTCCGGCCCGAGGGCGATCCTTTCCGTGCGGGGCGCCGGGAACGCAAAATTGATATTCCATAGATTTCCTCACTTTCCGTCCGCGAACAGCTCGCGGGCCAGATCCCGCTTTTCCGACGCGTGCTTTTCCCGAAGGTCCTGCGTCCCGAAGTTCAGCGGAACGCACATTTCAAGCACCCGGTCGTAAATGCGGGCATAATCGATATTTTTCGGATTCTTGATTTCCGGCAGGCTCAGATTGGTCGTGACGATCATGGGCTTGCCGGATTTGTATCTCTCGTCCACGGTGAGGTACACCGTTTCCAGCGCGTACTCGCTCTGGCGCTCCGCGCCGAGATCGTCGAGGATCAGCAGGGGATATTGCTTCATGTCCTGAATCAGCCCGGAGCGGTCTTCAATGCAGGAGAGAATTTTTGGGAAGCTGGTCATCAACACCGGAATGCCTTGGTCGATCAGGGCATTTGCGATGCAGGCGGCAGCAAATGTTTTGCCGGTTCCGACGCCTCCGCACAGCAGCAGGCCCATATTTTTCTCCCGGACGCTGCTCCAGTTTTCAACGTATTTTCGGCATTTCAGGAGTGTGGGGGTATCCTTACCCACCCCGAACGTGTTTCGCCGGAAATCGGCGTCGGAAATCCCGGTTGTACGGAGCTTTCTCACCCTTTCCAGAGTGTCGTGCTGACGCTTTTCTTGCTTCTCGGTCTCATAATCCGCTTTGGCACACCGGCACAAGCAGCCGACCAGCATATCGTGGCCGCAGAAGGTGGTATGACATTGCTTCGGCGTATGGCACTTTCCGCAGTACAGCAATCCTCCCTGCACATAGTCACCTGACTGCTTCGCGTTGGCCCGGTTCGCGGAATTTATGATGCTGACAAAGGCATCGGCCATATCGCTCATACGTACTCTCCCTCGTCTCCGGGGTCGAAGTGGTATCCGGGATTCTCCTGCCGGTCCCGCTTTTCCCACGTCCGAACAGCGGCTTTCCAGTCCTTCATGGGGGATTTCCCGACGACCCATCCCTTGGCAGCGTAAAAATTCACGAAGTTTTCAGCATCCACGGAATTCTTCCGCTCCGAGCAGTAGGCGGAAACCTCGGAAACAGTCGGCGGAGAGAAGCGGGGGAGTCCCCCCTTAGGGGGGTCAGGGGGTATATAACATTTGTTCTCTTTCTTATCCTCTTTCTTATTCTCTTTCTCTTTCTTTTTCTTGTTGCCGTTATCTTTATCGTAACTTGCCGGTATCTTGTCGGAATCTTCCTCTGAACTTAAAGGTATCTTATCGTTATCTTTCTTCTTACTTCCGCGTATCCCTCCCTCGGCTTTACGCCGGGATGCGATAAGATTCGGCTGAATGAGATCAAAGACAATGGCAACTGCATCCGGGAGCTTGTCCGCATCCGGCTCGGTTCCGTAGAGCGCGTAGGCTATGATCGCGTCGTAGGCATCCGCGCGGTCGGCTTTCTTCCGAATCCGGCTGATTGCCTTGAAAAACGACTCGTAAAACGTAAACTGTGAACGTTCCATATTTCACCGCCTAGAACGGGAGCTCGTCGCCGTTCTCATCGTCGATCGGGGCGAAATCGGAAGTGGGGGGCGAGGCATGCGCCGGGGTGGAATCGGAGACCGAGGCGACGCTGATGTAATCCGCGTTCAGCTCGGCATAGGTCTTTCCATTGTACTCGTGCGTTTTCACGCGGCCGATCGCGAGTACGCTGTCTCCCTTGCAGGCTGACGCGAGAATCGGAGCGAGGCCGTGCCACGCGGTAACGTTGCACCAGACCGTTTTCGGCGTAGTCCCGCCGTCTGCGTCTTGCCGCTTTCCTACCGCAAGGCCCAGTTTACAGACGCGTTTATTGTCAGCGCCGACGAATTTCAACTCTCCGTCCGCCGCAGCCCCGCCGCAGACCATGACGGAGCCGTCCGGGAATTTTACCTGCATGGTCACGCCTCCTCGTCGAGAACGACAGTCGTGGTGGTTTTCTCCGGCTCTTCATAGCCTCGGACGTCCTTTACTTCCTCAATGGTCTGGATGCCGAGCAGAACCTCCGGGCAATGAGCGCGGGCGAAGAACGACGCGGCGCGGTACATAAACATCTGCCTTGGCATGGTTTTCCATTTACTTCCATTCTTGTCGAGCCAGCCCTCGTCCTTTACCATCTGCCATGTGATGGTCTCGGATGTGCAGACAGAAGCGTTGGAAAGCCGGGTTGCGCGGGCGAAGCATCCGTAACCGGGCGTCCCTTCCTCGCCAGTGAATACGAATTCCAGAGGAGAGAACTTCCCGCAGCCGTTCACCGCCGCCGCGCAGAAGGAACCGGACCATGCGGGCTTTCCCTTCACAATGTAGAGATTTTGCATGACCAGCATGGGCGAAATACCCTGCCGGTTGGCAAGATCGATGGCAATGAGACAGTTTTCCGGGCTGTTGCGGTAGTTGTCCGGGACAAGACCGGATTTACTGAGCATGTTCGCCGTCCGGTAGGCGAGGTTCATCATTTTGGAGTCATTCCACATGGTAAGACCGCTGGGGTTCGGAGCCTGCACAGCAAGCGACTCCTCCGGGGACTCTTCGGTTTTTACAATTTCGTCAGGCATCTTTTTTCCTCCGTTTTTTCTCCATCAGCCGGTGGATCGTCAGAAGCGCCTCGGGAACGTCGTCCCGGCGGTCGATGGGAATGAGCTTGTATGTTCCGTCCTTGCGCAGATGCAGGATCAGAAGCCGGTACTGCGTCGGCGTGTTCTGCTCCGCCATTCTCCGGTACAGATTGAGCTGGGCGACCGCAAGCGCCTTCTGCACCGCGCAGGACGTCTTGAAATCCACGATGGCCGGTTCTCCGTCCACGGTTCCTATGCGGTCGAGCGTTCCGGCGTAGCGGTCGGAATCATGGTGCATCGGCTTCTCGATCCCCGTCCAGACGCAGGTGTGTTCCTTGCGGAACTGGAGGTATGCGCGGACGTAGGGGAGAAGATCGTCGGCAACATCGGCCTTGCCGTATTTGTCCAGAGCCTCCAGTAAGCGGTGGACTTCCGTGCCTCTTTCGGCCGCATGATCGAGGGCGTACTGTCTGACCTCCCCATACACTTCGCGGGAAAGAAAGCGGCAAATCTCCGACACGCTCGGGAGTTCTTCCCCGTCCAGCGTATAGCGGTGGCCCTCGTCAAAAAACAACAGTGTTGCGATGGCTTATCCCTTCTTTCGAAGTTCGTTCCGGCGGACGACCCGCCAGTGGTGGAGCTGGCCCTCTACGGCCTGCATGGCTTTATCGTTGTGCTCCCGGCCATTCAGCAGGCGGTTTATGTACGTCAGGCTGTACCCGGATTCGCGGGCAAGCTCCTCCTGCGTGTGGCAGAGGCGTTTCAGCTCCGCGCGGATTCGGTCTGCTGTGGTGTAGTGCATATTGGTTTCTCCTTTGAGCCAAACGCCTGCTCATAGGTGAGGCCCGTAAGGTGAAGGAGAAACTCAATCTCGTCAATTGTGAACGGCTGGTTTCCGCACATCTTACAGGCAAATCGGTGCGCCGTCGTAGGATTATAGGCGAGACCCATCCGGCGGATGATCTCAGCGCGGGAGACGCGGTGCTCGTTCATCCAGTTTCGGAGGCCGACGTAAACGCAGCTATTTGGCTTGACATACTGAAAATGATACGGATTCCAGCGCCCGATCATCTGTGCCACGCGCTGCCGGCTGATACCGTATTTCGCCGCGATCTCCGCGTAGGTTTGATGCTCCTCGTCCCGGAGAAGCTGCATTTCCTCGCGAATGTCGGTCTTGTATAGTGTAGAATGAAGATACACCGGCGCTCACCTCCGGCTTTCCCGGTCGAACGACCGTGCGGCGGAGAACGCCGCGAACGAAGATAGGAGTGTAACGACGGCAACGAATGCGCGGTCGGCTACGATGGCGGAAACGGCCCAGACGAGCAGGGCAGAGGAGACCATGCAGAGGACAGCGGCGCAGACACGCTGGATTCCGGCGATTTCCCGGCGGCGGGATGCCGCGGCGGAATGGGAATTGACGATACGCTCCAGATCAGGCTCGGGGTACAGATGAGTTACTTGCGGCATCATTTATCCTCCTTTTCGGAGCGGCGAACGGCTTCGAGGTCTTTCTCGCTTACACACTGCCATAGACCGCTTACGCTCTTACATCCCCAGAGGGTGCCGCGCGAATCTTTATGCGGAGCAACACTATTGATCTGCACAATCTCTCCGATGCAGAAACAGTGGTGGGGATAATGCTCCTTAGAAACGATTCTCACCTTGTCCCCGTTCTTGAATTTGCGCTTGTCCTCGTTGGTGGGGTTCGTCGGGCCGCATCTTCATCAAGGCAGTATTGGATAAGCGTGGGGCGGAGTTCGGGATGAGCGGCAACGTAATCGATGCAGTCACCTACAGAGTGCCCCCACAATGGGCAATCGTGTTGTCTTCCCCTACCAGCGGTATTGCAATAGCATTCGGAAAAATCGCAAGCCTTTTCCCTCAGTTCCTCGTTGCTCATGGCCTCGTACTTGTTCGTGGGCTTCTTCGGCTCAACCGTGGGCCGCATCAGGCGGTCATAAGCGAGGTTGGCTCCGATTTTGAAGTCGTATGTATCCGACGGGGAGCACTTTGCCTCGGCGCATTTTACGACCTTCTTGCCGTCGTACAGGCGGGCGAGCGTCGTTGCGCCATCGCTGGTGATAACGATCTTGCTGTCGGTAGTCATGGGTTCCAGATCGTCCACACGCGCCCAACATCTTCCATTTCCTACCGCTGCTCCGGAAGGCCATTGGACCAGATAAGGTTTGCGGTTGTCATGAACGTCTACATAGACAATTTCACCGACGGTGCCAGCTACGGGGTTAAAATACGGAAGGATCTTATGGTACTTCCCGAGGCATTTAACCTTGTCGCCGATTTTAAATTTCATTTAGAATTCATCCTTTCGAAGTAATTTCTGGCCTCTGTCTCGGTGACATCGGTCAGGCTGATTTTTCCGGTACGCTCCATCAGATCGAAGAGCTTGTCCCCGGATTCGTCGCAGGCGGCGGCGATCTCCCGGAGGTAATCCCACTTGCTCATGTGCGCCTCCGCCTGCGGAAGGTATCGTACGGATTGACGGTCTCGGAAGGGGCTCTGCGGCAGCGGGCCATATATCCGTCCAGATCGTCCGGAGAATACAGAATTCGTCCGCCGTCTTTGTAGTAAGGGATTTTCCCGGATTCCGTCAGGTTGTGAAGCTTGTTCAGGCCGAAGCGAAGATATTGCGCGGCCTCTGCTCTCGTCATATAGCCGGTCATTGTTCGTTCACCTTCCGACAATTATTTTCGAATACCGCCAGATCCTCGGGACGGAACACGTAATTCCGGCCAAGAGACATTGCGGGGAGTCTTCCGCTCCGCACCCACTCATAGACCGTGTGGCGCGTGACATGGTACATGGCGGCGACCTCGTCGCAGGTGTATCTAGGTTCCATTTTTTAACCTCCCATTAAATACTTCAAAATCGTATTATTGTACTTGCAAACGTGACTATATCGTGCTATGTTGATGTAGCACGTGCTACTCCGAAGCTGGCAGGCAGGGGGAGAAGCAAACGGTACTGTTGTGAAGGGGTTTATGCGTCTTCCTAACTTTGCTATATCCTCCTTTGCAATTGTTCATCCGGCCGGGATAGGTATAGTATAACGTATTATAGTTCGACAAACAATGACTTTATTACGATTTGGACGTAAAAAAATAGGGGTGGATTTTGTGCAATTTGGTAAAACTCTTACAAAATTAAAAGCAGAAAAAAGATATACGAATATTGAAATCGCCGATGCGTGCGGGGTTACGGAAGGAGCTATAAGAACCTGGCTGAATGGAGACAAGATGCCAACGGCAGATAAAATCGTAAAACTTTCAGAGTTCTTTGGAGTTTCTGCCGACTACATCCTGAATGGGCAAGAAAATCCCGCTGCCGTTTCCGACAGCGGGGATGCTCTGGATGCTAAAATCATGAGAACCGTTAGGCAGCTTACTCCCGAGAACAAGCGGAAGCTGATTGACCGGCTAGAATTTCTGCTGCAATTTCAAGAGCACGAGCCTGATTCTCGGGAGTGAGTTTTTCCAACAGAGCTGCTATTCGTTCTTCCTCATTCAATTTTCACATTCCTTTCTTTCTTTGCGGAATTCCCTGTGTGAATATAATAAAACGTACGTTCGATAATTGCAATTAAGAATTATGAACAAGATTTGACGCTGATATTTGGGACATGAAGTCAGAGTAAAGTACAGATTATGGGACAGGAGATATGATATGAAATATTTGCTTTTCCTGGTGGTTTTGGCGGGAGCATACTTTATCGGTGTTTTTGGGTTTTGCCAGATTATCGGAAGCTTACAGAATATCCTAGTTAGGCCACCAATGGCGACAGTATTCACGACGGTTCTATGGATTGGAATTTTACTCGGAGTATTTTTCCTTGTGAAACATTTTTTAAACAGTCAGATCATCGCGCTTTACATTGGATACGGGATTTCTTTGGTTATGGCTTTAAGGGCGGGGAAAATATCGTAATAAAACCAATTGGAGAAAAGGAAGAGGAGAAAAATAAATGGAAGTAAAAATAAGAATTAGCAAAAGAACCTTGTGCATAATTTTATCTTGCATACTTATATTTTCCATAACGGGAAGCGTTTCAGCAACAGTAGCAAAGAAAAACTTGGCTTTAACATATAATAATATCAAAATAAAAGTTAACGGGACGGCTATAACTCCAACTGACGCAAGTGGGAACGCTGTTGAACCCTTTGTTATCAATGGGACTACTTATTTACCAGTAAGAGCGGTTGCCAATGCAATGGGGATGAACGTTTCTTGGAACGCTGAAAACTGCACGGTCAGCTTGGATAAAAAAACGGCCACGAATTCGTATTACGCCGATGCAGCATTTATATACGGGAAGCTCGCTGAAACGTCAGCTCAGATAAGCGGATTAAATCAGCAGATTTTTGCATTATCGATGATGATAATGTCGTCTGAAACGACCGGAAAAAGTGCGATGGAGAATATTTCAAAAGAGCATAAAAACTCAATATCCAGCCTTAAAACGATGGTAAATGAAATGAGCGCGTTCGTTGTCGCATATAGTAAAAGCGAAAGAAGCGCTTACTTCGGAGACGCCGAAACGCTGTGCGACAAACTTTACGTTTCAATGACATACATAGATGCTCTTTCTGCTACAAATGATTATTTTATTTCTTGCATGGGGGACAGCAATACGATTTCGTCTGATGAATATTCTACAGCGGTTGAAAATGCGAAGAATTCCTATTCAGCGGCATACGAGTACACTAACTCCGTTACAGCAACGGCAGACAGCGACTTTTACGACGTACTACACAAGGTGAATTGAGGAATAGTCATGCCGAGACCGAAAAAAGAGCACTATACCTGGCTCCCGGATAAGAAGCTGTACCGGAAGAAAATCAAAGACTCAGACGGGAAATATGTTTGTCTGTACGGGAAAACAGAGGACGAGCTCCGAGAGAAAAAAGAGTACGCGGAGAAAGCCGTTTCCGCCGCGCTGGAGCTGCGCGGAAATCCGACATTTGCGCAGTACGCAGAACAATGGGAAGCGCTGAACCTGTGCCATGTGTCGGATCACACCAGAGCCAACTACGAGTATATCATCCGGGACTACCTCACAAAGCCGCTCGGCGATAAGCGGATGCGGGATGTTACCACGGACGATTGCCGGGGAGCTATGGCAGCAATTGCCGGGAAATCCAAAAGCGCCTGTGAAAAGGCCCTGCGGCTCCTGAAAAGCATCTTCGAGTCGGCTGAGGACTCCCGACTGATCGCGTCCAACCCGGCCAGAAAGCTCAAGGCCGGGGGAGTCAAGACAAAAGAGAAAGTTGCCCTGACAGACGATCAGCGCGAAACGCTGGAAGATGCCGTGAAGGGAACCGCGGTTGAAACCTTTGCTGCAATCGGGCTGTATGCGGGCCTCCGCCGGGAGGAAATTCTCGGGCTGAAATGGGACTGTGTCCACCTGGAAGGGAAGACCCCATACCTGTCCGTCAGACGTGCCGTACGATGGGTACACAATCAACCGGAGCTGTCAGATCTCCTGAAATCAGATGCCGCGCGCAGAGACATTCCAATTCCTCCAACGCTTGTCTCGTGTCTCAAGCAGGAAAAGCAGAGGAACAAGTCCGAGTTTGTGATCTGCAATAAGGCCGGAGGAGCGAAGACCGAGACGCAGTTTAAAAACATGTGGCACGCGGTCGAGGCCCGGTCTGTCGGAACGTACAAGGGAATGAAGGACGGGAAACGGGCCGTGATCGAGAAGAAGCTCGGAGAGAAATGCCCGTGCCACAATTACCGTTACACGATCGATTTCGAGGTCACGCCGCACCTGCTCCGGCACACATACATTACCAATCTCATTCTGTCGGGAGTCAACATTAAGACCGTGCAATACCTCGCAGGCCACGCCGATCCGGAAATGACGCTGCGGATTTACACCCATCTGATGCAGCACCAGCCAAAGGACACCATGCAGGAGATCATGAAAGCATACGCTTAA